CATTCAAGATACAGAAATCTTTTAATCCCAAATCTATACCACAATTTTGATTGACTTTCTCAAAATGTGCAATATCAACCTCAGCTGATATACTAGCATAATATTTCCCACTAGGTGTCTTAGATATAGTTACATTATTGATTTTAGTCAAACCTTTAAAATTACTCTTATCTCTAAACTTAATCCAACCTACTTTAGGAATTTTTATCATTATAGTATCTATATCTAAATGAATATTACTACTTGTACGATAAGAAAGTTTATCTCGTTTCTTAGATTTAAACTTAGGAAATCCATTTCCCTTGAAGAACTTTTGATATGCCTTATCTAAATCTTTAAGAGCATTTTGTAAAGACCATTTGTCTACATCTCTAAGCCATAATTTATTTCTTTTAAGTTCTGTTAGAATCTTAGACATATGATTATAACTTAAAGTGATATTGAATTTTTTATACAATATCTGTTTTAAATTCAACATATAATTGTATACATATCTTGTACATCCAAATGTTTTATCAATTAAGACTTTCTGCTCTTCATTCGGATAAATCCTAATTTTAAAACTCTTATTAAAATTCGTATTCACGAGATACACCCCATCACATACAATTAATGGTGAACCCTGTTGGGATTGAACCAACGACCAATCGGTTATGAGCCGACCGCTCTACCCCTGAGATAAGAGTTCATATGGTTGCAGAGGAAGGACTCAAACCTTCTAACACAGGGTATATGTTTCCCTGTGAGTACTCATAACTCTGCAATGTTTTGGAGGAAAAAGAGAACATTTAACTCAATTTCCTCACGTGGCTCCGATGGTATGACTCGAACATACAACACACTGATTAACAGTCAGCTGTCTCTACCTATTGGACTACATCGGAATAAATACTGATAATTCTTTAGTTTAAAGAGGTTACACCACGTCAAGGTAAATTATCCAGTAACCCTGACCCTAGACAGACTCGAACTGCCGACACATGGTTTAGGAAACCATTGCTCTATCCACCTGAGCTATAGAGTCATATTTGGCGGAGAGAGTGAGATTTGAACTCACGGTGGGAAAATAATCCCACTCTTCCTTAGCGGGGAAGTGCAATAAACCACTCTGCCATCTCTCCTTATATAAATTGGCAGGTCTTAAAAGAATCGAACTCTTGTTTCTAGGTTTGGAGTCTAGCGTGTTGCCACTACACTAAAGACCTATGGCGGAAAGGAGAGGATTCGAACCTCCGTCACATCTCTGTGAAACGGTTTTCAAGACCGTCACCATCAACCACTCGGACACCTTTCCATATAGTAGTTTTTAGAATAGCTAGTGAAATCTAGGTAACTACAAAACCTTGATAAAGTTTAATCCATCAAGTACAGTATTAATAGTTTTATCTAAAACGTAAATACAAATACAAACTAGCTTATTGTGATTATATCTCGTTCCACAACCACATATATAATTATACATGATGAATTAAGTTTTGTAAAGTACTAATTAAACAATATCTCCACCAGTAACCTGTAAACGCTCTTCATTTACAGTAGAGATATACTTAGAATATAAGAATGTATTCTCATCTTTAAATTGTTTAGAATTAAATCTATCTTTAGAAATAGATTGTAACTTGACAACATAACCACCAATGATACATTCTTCTTTTCCACTATCCCTAAGAATATCTTTCAACTCTTTATTTAATTCTTTTACCTCAGCATCAAGAATAGAAATTTTATTTTTTAAATCTTTATACTTCTTTACTTTAGCTAGTAGTTCTTTTTCATCCATTGTATATTCCCTTTCGTAATTAAATTACTTCTTGGTAGGTATTTCTATCTTGATATCTGTCTTTTTATCTTTATTCGTAGAGTAACTGAAAGAACCAATCTCTGAGTCTAACTTAGCTTCTACATCATGTTTTAAGACATCATACTCAACAGACGTACTTACACCATCTTCTGTAACTACATTTTCTAATCCAACTTTAAAGTCTTTTCCTTCTTTGTCGTCTGAAAATGTTGCAGTAAATTTCATGTCATTACTGTTATCCATAATATACCACCAACACTAAATTAAGTCAACTCAATATTACAAAATATTACAGCTATTTACTTTCGCAATAAAAAGAATTATCACCAAATAATCTTAGTTTTTCATTCTCTAAGTCTATAACCTTATCTTTTAGTGAAACTATGTCTTTAAGAGTACTACAAATCTCTTCATTAATCTCATTATACCTATCAATTCTAGTATAAGAGTCTTCAATAGATTTATAATAATCAAATATCTTATCTAAAGAAACATCTTTAAAAATATCCCTACTAAAGGGAAAATCACCTATGTATATGTTCATAATAAAATCACCACCTTTGTAATAGATTGTACCACACTTTACAAAATATTACAAATAAAAAGAGGTGTGATATAAAACCACACCTCAAATAGAAGAATCTTAATGTTCTTCACTAGATAAGTAGATACCACTTTTAGTAGTAACTTGACTAGCTTCCAACTTAGCGGCTTCTTCTACCAACTTTTCAATCCTAGCAACAGCTTCTGTTGCATATTTTTTAACTTCAGGCTGTGTAGAATGACGTGCTAATTGTGTTAAACGATACAAAGAGAATTTATCACCTTGTTCAGCATGTTTAACCAACTCAGTCCAAGTCCAATCGATACCAACATTACTATCAACATTAGTACCCAAGAAACCTAACAACCTATTCATTTCTCTATCCATACTTAATAACCTCTAGAAATTACTAAAAACTGATTATGAAAAATATCACCTAAAGGTATATATACAGATGATAAAGTAAATAGAACTATTTATTTACTTTAATGACTACACGATAAAAAATCTTCTTACCATTAATACTAGGTTTAAAAATTTTAACAACCTCAAACTTGCCACTCTGTTTATGACATAATATTGTAACTGGAACAGCCTGTAGATAATTAGCATCCCAATTAATGTTTTTTAGTTTATTAACATTAACTATATCAGTACCATCTAAATATTGAATATTATCATCCTTCACATACTCTGGTAACTTGATAAGATAATATTTAACATCCATATTTGTCAAATAACATGTAGGAACACTCACTAAATCACCTCTAGTTGATACATACTTAGAATACTCACCATTTAACCTACCTGTATATCCAGTAGTCCAACCACCATCAAAACTCCAACCACCATCAAAACTCCACATGCTGTACAATACAGTGATAGGACAAATGACTATGTATTTCTTATCTAAAATCCACTCATAAAACATCCTATAATTTGAAAATGGTGGATTTGTTACGATGATATCACAGTTTTTCTTTATTTTATTAGAAACATCACTATCATAACCACCAGTAGCATACTTTGTTATAATTTCACTATTTCCATCATACTTAAAATAATTCCCAGCAGTATCTAAGGACTCTATGCTAACAATCCCTAACTCAGAAAAATTATCAACAAAGTATTTAACAAAGTTAGACCTTAAATAATTATCACATGGACAATATACTCGCATCCCCCTAAAATCATGATGACGTAACTCAACCTCAACAGTCTTATATTGTGTATATAATTCATCATTTTTATTGCCAATCCTATCACATAAATGCTTTTGACCACCACTAGACACTATTTTCCTCACTATATAACATATACTAAAAAGCCTTCTTTAATGTAAAAGCACTGACAGTATCATTATCTAAAGCAATACCGTCAAGACTTAATCGCAACGTAGCTACATCAAAACCATTGAATGTACTCAAGACTTGCTTAATAGCATTAGCACTCATAGAAATAGAACCAATATCAAAGATACCACTCACGTCCAAAGCATCGAGTTTAATCGTAGAATTTCCTCTACGTGAAATAATCTCAATATTAACAGTATCTTTGAATGTAATATTGATATCACCAGTAGTCTCAGGGAGATTACATGCTAAATCAATGATTTTTCTTAAATGGTCTAATGATACATCACATTTATTATCAACAACCATACGACCATACACAGATTGCTGAATAGAATTATCTTCTAAAGCAAAAGCCTCTGTTTTGAACACAAATGTATCACCACAATATAAATCCCCTTTAGAATTAAGAGAAATGTTATCACCACTATCAGAGTTAGATAATAAAGCTAATAACTTACAGTCAGCTAAATGTAATCTAAAACCACTACCAAAGTTATCATCACATGTTAATTTAGCCATGTTATTATAAGACTCTACAGTAATTGTATTATCCTTAAAGGATAAGAAACGACTCCTACCACCAGCTGTCTGAGAATAATTAAATAATCTCTTAATATAAGAAATTAGATTTTCCCTGTTAGAGGTATGATTATATGTTGCATCATATGTATGATTAAAACGAGATTCATCTGAATTATAATTATCTACTCGAACCTCACCACCATGTACAGCAATAGTATATTCTTTATTTACACCACCATCTGACTCTTTTGTACGCTCAATTACAGTAAACACATTGCCACATAATTTTACAATACGTGCCAAAGAACCAGACGACAAACAGATAAAATCAGTAATAAATTTATCACTATTCAAAGGTTTAACAAACTTAGAAATATTACGTTTGTTATCAGATAACATAAATTTAACATTACCTTCTTCTACCTTGAATGTAACTAATTTACCCTCATAAGAATTTTCGCCACCAGATTTTAATACATTAGAAATATTTAGAATTGTATTAATCTCTTTAGTAGGAATAGAGATATGTACCTCACTAGAATATTCATCAACAAATGAATCCTCTACACCACTATCAGTATTATCATCTAACCCTAAAACTGTTTCAAATTCATTAACTTCATCTAACATCATATCTTCGCCCATCTTTTGTATCCCCCACTAAACGATAATCTTCTTATTACCAACTTTTACACGATTATAACATTCAACAGCTTTATCATGTGTAATAACACCATCTTTTAATAACTCTGTATAATGCTTCGCTACCCATATAGGCTCATAATTAAAGTAGTCTTTTTTCCTTGTGTAAAACTCACCATCTTCGCCCTTTTGAGTACCACTCATAACACGTAATAAGTATTTATCTTCCTTAACAATATAAAAACCACAATCATTGAGAAATTCTTCAGTATACTCTTTGATATTATCTACCTTTTCAAAGATATTAATAGCAAAAGTACCATCTAACTTTAACGCATTACAACTGTTATAAATTGTATCCCTATAAAACCCATCTACCCATGAATCATATGTATTGAATTTAACATATGATTGTGTATCAGATTTTGAATATTTTTCTGTATCAAAATATGGTGGTGAAGTAAAGCTAATATCAAAATAATTCTCATATTGAGGATAATTATCTATAGTAAAATCCTCAGAGCCAATTCTATTAACATATGCTTTCTTAGTTAAGCCAAAACGCATCTGCATGAATTCAATAAATTTATTACAACTATCAGCAGTATTAGGGTCTATACCTATATACTCTGCAGTATTCTTAGCAGTAAAGAAACCCAATAACCTACCACCAAAACCACTTGATGTATCTAACACTCTACAATTATCTTTTCCATATAACTCGTATACAGTTTTAGCAGTAGCGGGTCTGAAATTTGAACAATACCCTGCACCAACAAAAGCGAACATACTTCGCATATCATTAGGTGATTTACCATACTTCAAAAGCTTACGTACATATCGTGTAAAAGATTTTTCTGAACTCTTACAGAAATCACGCATACAACAACCCTTAACTTTATCAACTTCCTCTAATTCTGAGAAGAAAGTTTGTAACACAGAAACACCAATACTATTAACACCAAACTCACCATCTGAATAAATATCTGAAATACTTAATGACATTAAGGAATTTACGTTATATAACATGTAATCATCATTATAAATTAACCTAGCTACCTCATAATTTTTATCTAAAATCCATTTCTTGACAATAGACTCTAAATGAAATCTCTCATCATCGCTAGTGTTAGTGTCTTGATATCGCATGAATATATCATACCCATGATTTATTTGAAAATCTTCAAATAAATCATGGGTATGATTTTCTAATTTAAAAGCCATATAACACTAAACCTCATTAATATATTTTAACAGTAATTCTCTGCAGTCATTAGGTAACTTTTCATCACCCATGATAATATTATAAATTCTATCAGAATCCGTCTCAGTAGTATCTACTAACTTATCAGCTAAATTAGATAAAACATCTTGTAAAGCATTCATGCTACTAAATGTTTTCTTATTTAAGATATACTCACTAGCAACATCTTTATAATCCCTATGAGCAATTTCAATCCGTCTAACTTCCTTAGGATTATTTATATCATCTATAATGACAAAGTTAGGCTTCCTTGTGAAATTATAGTTATGAGATGTACCCCTAAGAACTGAACCATGCCTAATTATCTTAGTAAAACCTACAATAACATCATTATAATCTTCATGGTCATGCCCTAACACCACTAAATCATACCCCAAATCTAATATATTAGTATCTGTTAGATTATGTTTTTCATCTGAAAGAAAACCACTCTTGCCATAGAACATATGTGCTAATAATATATTACTACTAAAAGACTTATCAGCCTTAATAGGATATTCAGTATAATCAACTGCAGTCAATAATACTGTATCATTGATAATAACCCTAGTCTCTAAATTGATATGCTCTAAAACACCCAACTTAAATAAAATCTGAATAGGACTTTTATCTAAATTTTCTAAGGAGTTCCTAACTATATCATGATTACCTAAGATAGAAAAGCATCTAATACCTTCCTGTCTAAAACGTAATAAGATATCAGCTAACATTGTAATAGGTTCAAATGGACATTGAACCCTATTCACAACATCACCCTCAAAAAATACATACTTAACATTTTCAGCAATACATTTGTTTAAAATATCTACTAACTTATCTTTGAGAGTTGTAATAATATCATCAACACGTGAGTCAGGCATTTTGCTATCTACATGAACGTCTGAAATAAATGCAATCTTCTCACCTTCATTTAATTTTAAATGTATATCAATCACCCAACTCACCCCCTCTCAATAGTTTAGTATTCCCTTTAGATACTTCATAATGTCTAACAGCATAAGACGTAAACCTATCATCATGTGTAATCAAAAGAATCTTTAACCCATTCTTCTCAGCCATCTGATTAATTAATTCCATGAAATTTGGAATGTATTGACTAGATAACTGACTTAACCCTTCATCAATAAACAATACAGGTTCTAACCTATAATGAGTAATGAAAGCAATTTGTGATAAACAACCAACAACAGTACGTATACCACCACCACAATTTTTAATGTCAGGGTCTAGTTTTACACCATTCTCATCATCATATACTAAATGAATTGTAGCCTTAGAGTTCTCTGATACCCTAATCTCGATGGAGTAATTACAATCGTCAAAAATAGATTTAACACCAAAATCAAGTATGTTATTCAAATGCTTAATAAACTTACCAGACTCTTCTTTAACTAATACATCTAAGTAATTAAAAGAGAACTCACTTAGATTTTTTAAGTTGTTTAATTCTTTTAAAGACTCAGATTTGGTGTTGATTAAATGAGTCATATTATCTATATCCCTTTTAGCACTATCTATCATAGCTTTATGTTCAATGACTCTACGTACAATAGATAAATCAGACATATCACTCACCATCTTTATCTAAATACTCAGATAATTTTGTATTCAAATTATTTAACTTAGTATCTAAATCTTCCCTCATTTGAGAGATATATACCCTTGCATCTTCAATCGTATCTTTATCTGTTAACTCAAATAGTTTTTTAACAGCTTTATTATAAGCTTCCTCAGCAGATTTTAGTTGCTCTTCAGTCCTAATTAATTCATCTTTTAAAGACTGATTTATTTTCTCTACACTGCTAAACTTAGCCTTTACTTCTTCTAATGTAGCCATCTATAAAAAATCCCTTCCACAATAAGGACAATACCCTATCTCTTCCTTCAACTGTTCAAACTCTTTATTACTATCTTCTATCTTAGATTTTAATTCTTCAACCTTAGCTTTATATCTATTGAAGATATCATTAGCATTGATGAAATCTTTTAAACTAGACTCCATTATACCTAACCTATCATAATTAGAATCAATAGATAAGATAGTATTTAATAGTTCCTCAGTATCACCAACTACAGAATCTTGTATCTGTGTAACCCTACTACTCAATGTATTTTTTGCATTAAGAATACTATCTATTTCAGATAGAACACTACTAGCAACACTTATTGTATTATTAATAGAATCTATACTATTAACCATATTAGAACACTCAGATAAGAAATTAATCCCATTATCTATATTGCTCTTTGTAGTATTAACAATATTAGAAAGAGTAGAAACACTCAATGAACCACTATCAATATCACTAATAACAGTATCTAAAGAGTTTAATGTATTATGTAATGATTCTATAATACCATAAGTACTAGAAACAGTATCCATATCAATATTTGATAACTTACTTGTTAAGTCAGATTTACGAGTACTTAACTTATTGATTAATAAGTATAAATCATCAATCTCACTTAAAATAGATGAAGATTCATCATATAACTTACTCTTACTATCTACATCTAAAGCATCATGATATACAGCATCAAAACCATCATTCTTATCTAAGAAGTCTTTCTTATCATTAATTAAAGACTTATATGTATTAATCTCTGTTGTTATAGTATTAATATCAGAATTAATCACCCTAACATCACTGCCTAAAGCCTTTAGAACCCTAGCATAGTTATCACAAGAACTCAGGGATAAGAATTCATATAATTGACCAGAGGTTTTATCCATCAAAAAGGGTTTATCGTTTTGATACCAAAAATTAATCTTCATCTTAGTACCATTATTCATCTTGACCTCACGTACATTAAACATACGTGAAACCTCTTCTAACTGACCACGACCAACCTTCTTTTGAACAGTTCCATCGTCAAACTGATATGCTGTCTTTTCGTTCTTACCCACATTATCCCTAGCCATTAACATGCTATGAGTATCATTAACTATTTTGATACCATAGTACCTTTGACCACCTCTAACCATAGCGTCATCGCCTAGATTAAATAATGCAGAATCAATAGCACGAATAATAGCACTTTTACCATTATTTGTAGCACCAGTAATTACAGTAATACCAGGGGTTAATTCAATATAAGCCTTCTTTAAAGATTGAAAATCCTTAATATCTACTGTTAATTTATTTGACATTATTCTTCACCACTATCCTCAGACGGCTCATCAAATACCTCAGTACCATCAAAGACTTCTTCGTCATAAGATTCATCTACTAAATCCACAGTACTTGCTTCATTAAGCAATAATCGATAACCACCCTCTGACTCAATAAAGTCCTTTACAATACTACGATTAGCATTAATCCACTCAATAACACCATTCATGCCTTGTACTTTAGGAGCATCACCTAGCTTAATTGTATACCATGCACCACTCTTAACAATCTTACCACGTTGCTCTAAGAAGTCATAATAAGCATATTCATTAGAGATACCTTTACCAAAAATAATTGCTAATTTTAAAGGAATCTCTGGACGTTCATAACGATTCTTAACTGCTTTAATTTCACAAATAGCACCAAAAGGAACTTTTTGCTCTCCAACTGCAGTCTGCTCAGTACGCTCCAATGTACCTTTATAAGACTTCTTCATTGTCAAACGAATATCAGGGTAGAATTTTAAAGCCTTACCACCAGCTTCAACCTCTGAAGTCTGTTGACCATAACCCATAGCAATCTTAGTACGTAATTGATTTACGATAATCCAAGAAGTGCCAGCACGTGTGCTAGTTGATTTATGTCGTTTTAAGAACGTAGACATAACCCTACTATCAATACCAGGAAGTACATCCTCCGAAGAAGAATCCTTAACCTTTTCAGTTAGGATGGCAGTAGCTGAATCTATAACAACCAAATCTACATCTTCAACCAATTCATCTAGAATCTTATCTGCTTCCCTAAATGTTTGAATTTGGAATAAGAAAAAATTCCCATCTGGATTGGTATTAGCATCATATCTAAACTTAGCTAAACCCATAGAGTTTAATTGTGCTAAGTTTACACCACTTTCAAAATCTAGGTACAGTACTTTTTTATTCTGAATACAATACGCTTTACTAACATGTAATGCACCAGTAGACTTACCCAAACCACTATCAGATGACAATAATATAAATACCCCCCTAGGAATACCCCCACCTAGAATGGAATCAAGCACAACTGAACCACTCTTAACAAATTCAGGAGCATCTAAAGAATGATACTCACTAGATAACTTTTGTACACGTTTTGCGAATTCACTTACAGATGATTTTTCTTTTTTAACAGCCATTATCTGCTCCTCAACAATTTCTCACCTTCATGAGATAAACCTATTACCTCACTTTTTACCCTACTAGCAAGACCATTAATATCTAATTTAGTTATCATTCGTAGCAAAAATATAAATGACTCAGCTTTATCATTATTTAACCTACCCTTTGAAACTCTCCCCTTAGGAGATATACTATCAGGGATATGAACATTGAAACTATCAGATAATACGTCTTCAATAAAATATTTTACTAAAGCAGTACTTTCACTCTTCTTATATCCACGTCTACCATGAACCTTAGTCAAAAAAGACGGAGATAAAATATACAAATCAGTTATAGTTGTATAACGCTCAAATATATTATTTAGAATTGTATAATCTAATGCATATAAACCAGCAGAAAAATTTCCAACAGGCGGTGGAATCTCTGAAATCACAACATCTATAGAAATATTATTTTCACTAAGATATGTATCTAATTTATTCTTTAACTGATACCACTGAACATGGACAGCATCAAATATCTTCTCAAACCCAATAGAAGTACCTAAAGGATAAGAAACAGTATCAATAAATACATCCTTAGAAACACTATCATATAAACTAAAAGATAAAGCCTTGAAACTAGGGTCTATAGCTAAACTGACATCCTCCTATGACTTACAAGCCAATGAAGTTCCTACCCAAGAATACTTACTCTCATACACTAGCATAAAAGCATTGGAATTCAGATACGATAGGCTAACCCCATGTGTCCCACGGTTATAATTATATACTTACACCTCTAAAACTCTTAATCCTTCATTTAGAATATTAATTGCAGAATTTACATCTCTATCGTGATGAACTCCACACTTAGGACAAGTCCACTCACGAATACTTAGATTCTTTACATCTTTGTTTTTATAACCACAATTAGAGCATAACTGACTAGATGGATAAAACCTATCAACCTTAGAGATAGTCTTACCATACCACTTAGCTTTATATTCTAACTGTCTTGCAAATTCATACAATGAAACATCTTGAAATGATTTTGCTAATTTATGATTTTTCATCATATTACTAACACTTATAGTCTCAATACAAATAATATCATACGTCTTTACTATATTAGTAGATAATTTATGTAGAAAATCTTTTCTAATATTTGAAATCTTTTCGTGAAATCTTGCTAACTTAATTCTAGATTTTCTATAATTAGATGAACCTTTAACCTTTCTAGAAAGTGATTTAGACAATCTTCTATATTTAGCTTCAAGATGCTTTAATATTCTAGGATTCTTGATTTTCATCCCATTATTAAAAATAGTAAAATCTTTTAAGCCTAAGTCAATACCTACATTTTGATTGGTTCTCTCAAAATGTTCAATATTAGCCTCAGCTGATATACTAGCATAATATTTTCCACTAGAACTTTTAGAAATAGTCACATTATAAATTTTAAGAATGTTCTTATCTTCAAGATTGTAATTATCTCTAAAACCTAACAACCCTATCTTAGGAATTGTTATATATTGATTATCTATTTTAATATGATGATTAGTACGATAAGAGTTTTTATCTTGTTTCTTTTTAAATTTAGGATATTTACCTCTACCATTAAAAAAGTTTTGATACGAACTATCTAAGTCTCTAAGAGTCTGCTGTAAAGAAACACTATCAACTTCTTTAAGCCAAGTCTTTTGTTTTTTTAATTCAGTCATAACCTTAGATGAATTGGTGTAACTGAGTCTTATTTTATAAAACTCATACAACTTACTTTTTAAATTGAGAAAGTAATTATAAACAAACCGATTCGCACCAAATGTCTTTTCTAATAAAACTTGTTGCTCTTGTGTCGGATATATCCTAACTTTAAAACTTTTATACATAAGATGATAACACCTCCTCTCATACTAAATAAAGAATATTTTACTATCTTATTATAGTACTAAAAGGAATTTTTATCAAATATATAATTATAACTATGAAATTTTTGAGAGAACGCTCGTTCAACTAGAATCGCTACTTCTAGCCAGCACCACTACGTGCATCTTGCACTTTCATGCAAGCACAGACTATATCTTATCCATATCACACACTCTTAAATATATGACTTAGGCGGAACCACTTCCACTATCTATCACTTATAGTGTACTTCCCTCACGAGGAATAGTCGTTGAACCTTCACTTACGTGCTTGGATGCTGATTGTCCATTATTTTCAGTACTTAGGATTTAACCTTATACCATCTAGTTAATTTTTTCTACTTTCGTCACATTCACGCTCATATCATATTATCAGATATCACGTTGTAGTTTAACTAGCTTTAGGAGTTCCCAACAATTCAGTTCCTTTGTTGAGCAACTCTATGGTTGCTACTACCTACCAATTTCTCGATAGACTTACTATTTTGTCAAATGTATGTCATGAATCATGACTACTATTTTGACATCTTAATAACCATATATTTATAAAAATAGAGGTACATCACCAAATTAAGTTGTTACGTACCTCTATTTCCCCCCTTATGTATTAATTACCTATTATTTAAAGAAGTCATCAAAATTGCTTGAAGAATTGCCAAAACCACCAAAGGAGTTTTCACTACCACCAAAACCTTTATTCATATCATCTGACGGTTTAGCACCAAATGTAGCTTCATCATAGATTTTAATAAATGTAGCTTCATCTACACTACGTGCCAATGCTCTATATGCCTCACTAGCAGATTCTTGCCATTTATTATTCAAGAATTCAACAGCCTTAGCAGATTTTCTCCAACTAGCCTCACCAGTAGGAATGAGTGTTAATTTTTGATATTTTTCATCTGTACAATTTACAGATAAATCAACGTGAGTAATACCACCTAAGCTACGTACAGTACCAGTATTAGCAATCATACCAATATTTTGATACAACTCATTGCCCATAGAAAGAACTTTCAACTCAATATTACTTGATGCAGGGTCACCATTTTTAGTAGTGTCATATACACAAACTGGTACAATATAACGTACAGCAGGGTCACCCATTAATTGACAACATTTACCACCTGTACACAAATAAGAACCTTTCCCCTCAATGTAATGATATTTGATAGGAAGAACTTGCTCAGAAATGATAGAAATTCTATCAATATTACCTTGTTTAGCTTTATATTTTTCAATAGGTACACGTTGAATTCTATCACCAAAAGAAATAGGTTTAATCCCTAACTCACCTAATGTTTGAGAACCAACACCATCAAGACTAATTACAAAACTTTCTGGTGTTGCAATGCTAGTCGTAGTGGCAGTTGCTACCTCATTCTTAACAGGCTCATTTTGTACTTCAGTAGCTTCATTGTTTGAACTAAACATAGCGTCAAAATTTTCAATCTCAGACATAATTATTCTCCTTCTTGGAAATAAAAAATATATTGTAATAGTGCATATCACTAAATACCTAAGTTAATAATCTAAATCATCTACATTTACAGTAGGAACATCATCATATGTATCATAACTTGTATATGTATCATATGTAGGTATATCACTACTGATAGCATTATTTGAGGTTAAATCAACCCCCTCTAAACTAAATGTATTTGATTTACTAGAATACTCTTTCACAGAGTTTACTTTAGGAGTTGCATCAACATGCGATACCTTAGTAGGCTCTATTTTAAACCCTAAATCAAAACGATTTGACTCATAAACTGTAGCAGTTACGTTATTATGACTCACATTATTTTGAGCCTTAACACCTTTTCTACGAGTCGTAACATCCAACTGATTTTTTACATCACTACTCATTTTACCTAGTACTTTAGTGTAAATGCCTAATGAAGTAAAAACAGACAAGTCCTTGATTGAGTTCCTTAATACACTTCTATCTACATCTGATAAAGCATAATCAGGATTATCTCGCATCATAACAATAAGTCTACAAAAGTTCTGTAGAGCATTATCATTTGGAAAATACTCTTTCAACTCTTGAACTAATCTGTCCTTGAAAACATCCTCTTCCATAAATCTCCTTTCCAATATAACACATGAAATTATTCATTAATAAACCTAACAGCATTAATAGTATTAAGTTTATTATTAGCATTTTTTATTAAGTCAGAAATCTGAAACTTATGTTCATTGAACTCATCATAGTATCTAGATACCTTAGCTTTTAAGTTCGCTACTAGCTGATAATCAGATTTTGTAGTTACTTGTAAATTCTTCATCTCTGATAGGTTCTTATTAACAACACTAATGCGTAACTTCAAGTCATTTAATACATCAATAGTACGTATTAACCTTTCTGATACCTCATATTGTAATTTAGGACTACGATATAAAGCCTCATATGTTGGTAAATCTATGATTCGCTTGTTTTCTACAAGATAAGAATCATAGACACTATAAATTCTATCTTGTAAATCTTTAGCCACTTTATTCATTTCTAATTCAATTTCAAGAATAGACATTATACTATGTTTCCTTTACCTAACTGCATTAATAACCATAAAGTCCTATATTCTCTATCAGTATCATTTTTGCACTCCATAGTGTAAACCCTTTGAATGATAGGTACTATTAATTTATCATATGACTTATTGAAGTCCACTAATAATCTAAGATACTTAGAACTATTGACAACAACATCTTCTAAATTTCTTGACTTTTCTAAAAAAGACAACACGCCACTAAATATTATACTATCAGAATAAGACTCACGTAATTCTAAATATACTTTTAAAATTTCATGACGAGTCTTACCTAACACACAATATAAATCCCATAAGGATATATCTACATTATCAATTTTTGACCTACCTAAAAACCAAAAAGTTTTAAAATACTTAATGAAATCATAGTCAGACATAGAATTTAATGTAGAATATACCTTATCACTAGGCTCTTTATTAAACTTACCATATAGTACTTTAATAGCAGAATCTCTAATTGTCAAATCAATATCTTGAATACCGATATTATTAATTGCTATGAAACTTCTTGTGTTTTCCTTCAAAGAAGAAACAACACTTGAATTTACTTTCCCTACAAAAATAATATCCCTGTTGCCATCTAAGATATTAAACTCTGTGCGTAACTCATAATTAGGGTACATGAAACACACTAAATCAAGATAATTTATACCTTCCTTAGTATCTTCAACTTTAACCACTTTGTTAATTAAGCTATAATCGCTCATACACATCACCGTATCTTAGTTCCAACCATGATATTGATTAACCTACTATTATTATACCCATATTTATCCCCAGCCTGTTGCTTAATAGAGTATAGACTAGGACACATATTAGCCATTACCTGTACTTCTTCAAACTCAGACATTTTTTCTTCTCTAGTAGAATTCTTTTCATTAATATATGAAATAGTATCTGCTACACTAGAAAAGTTTAGGTTTTTAACAACATCCCATCTCTTAACTATTATCTTCATTCTAGACATGATAATTGGTGAGATTTTATCGCCATAAGACAATATAATAATAGGAAGTTTAGACTCTTCTATAAACTTTAATAAAGAGTTCTGTCCAACATGTGATAGATAACCAATGCCATCTAATACTAAGAATTTACTATTAATATTAGAAATACCATCATAAGAGTCAATAAGATACCTAACATCATCTAATGTATAGACACGTTCTATTGTATCTTTATATACCTTCTTAAACTCAGTTACATACTTACCTATCAACAAACAAGGACACATTTCTACATGTTCTAATAGCTTTTCTATGAACACATTCATATCTAATTTATTGTAATCCATAAAACACCCATTAAACATTAGATAATAAAATCTTAACACTTCTCATACTTAAAAGCAAGTATAATTTATAGTACTTGTGATTTTAAAAATTCTTCTTTTAAAATACAAGCATCTTTTAATTTATCATACCTAAAACCAATAAATACACAATGAGCGAACCTACCATTTTTAGTAATCTGTTGCCCATCTATCTCTACAACCTTACCATAATATTCTGGTTTAAGTACTGTCTTACCATCAACCACAGTACTCATGTTCTTACGCATGTCTAAATTAAATCCACTAAACTTACCAATCTCTCTAACTTCCTGTGTACCATCTTCTTTTTCAACATAAACAGAAACGCAGATAGAACCAATCATGTTTTCAAATGCAGAACCTTTATTACCTAACTCATACCCAGTAATAAAAGCATCGATTGTATCACCAAAAGAGAAAGTAATGTCACCACTCACATCATCTAAAGTATCAAAAGCACTTAAAGACGAATTAGAGTTGAAAGCACTTAATGAATCAGACAAAGACCTCTTGCACTTAACCCACCCTTTAAAATTACGAGCCGTATCAGGAACATATACACCATCTAAGCGTTTAGCTACTGTACCTTCTAACCCTAAACTAATTAAATGCTTATAAAATTCCTTTTTATTATCTACTACATACTTAACAGGTCTAACATTGAAATTAGCATAATCTAACATTTCAATAATATCAGATAAGTACTCCCTACGCTTAAATAAAGGAGTGTCCATAATCCAATCATTATCACAATAAATACAATCAAAAGCATTGAACACTAAATCTAAATCATTAAACTCTTGAATGTCTAATGCCCTATCAGTATTAGAACCTAGTATAGAAGTAACAGCCTGTAGCTGAGAACTTGTATCTACACCATACCCATCTAGTACAGTACAAATATTAGGATTATCAGACGTTAATTCACAATCCAAAATAAAAGATTTATTTAATCTATCAAACATAAAGTCCTTTGGTAATTTTACCTTATCAGTAAACTCTATAGGTAACAAGTCAATATCACTATTGTGCCTACTATATAAATGAAGTCCTGTTCCATCGTTAATAATAAAACACCTTACACCATTTAACTTTTGCTCCATAGACCAATTATCTGAATTCCACACCTCTTGCTGTTGCTCTTCTTTAAAAGAATCAATACGACCAGCAAGCATGGGGGATTTTAGATTTAACATTAACTGTAAATGCTTAGGAGTATTATCAACAGAACCATACCTAATAGATAGGTTATGTTCTCGTATAGGTAGAATATAATCTTCCTTTTTCAAAGACTTACCATCTTCTCTTGGTGAGATAGTTAAACCACATTCGTATGACATCTGCTTTAATTCATTTAATGTTCTACCAACACTAATTGCCATTGGAAACAACCCCTCTCAAGTCAGCTAACACAGTAGTATTTGAAGAGATATCTTTTCCCATAATCTCACCTATATCTACATTAAGTGATTTACACAGTTTTAAAATCGTAGATACAGACGGGCAAGCCTTAGAATTCCTGCCCAATCTCAAATCTTCAATCCTACAAATTACATCCCTACTAATACCAGTTAAATTAGAGAATTCAGATATTGTTGTCTCTAGTATATTAACTCTAATATACCTAACATTCTTACCTAACTGAACTAACTCTAACATATCACACATTAGCAACACCACTCTTAATAAAACTAATCAAAGAGTTCTTATCATAATCATTATCTACCGTATCATTAATCACTTGTAGAATATCATCAATAGAACCATCTAATTTAATGCCAAATCTTGCAAGTTTACCATTCATCAATGCATTTGAAGTAATGAATTTGTACTTGTCATTTACAATATGATAAATATACGTAGATAAACTAGTATTATTTTTATCTAACACCATATTAGACATTCTACGTAAAATAACTAGGCAATCATCTATATCACCTACATCTGATAATAACCAACTAAGAGGTACTTCATTGAACCCTTCAACCTTAGACATATCGACTAAAGACCATTTGTTACCAATATGATAAGCAACATCTAAACGCTCAACAGCATTACCTAACTTCTCATCCTCATAACTAGCTAAATATACTTTAGCTTGATTGAACTCAGCCTTAGTAATATTAAATACCTTTGAAGTATCTACGTATCTAACTAAATCGTCAATAGTCAAACTATCAAAAATAAACTCTTCCATATTAATCCCCTATAAACACTATGCTAAATCAGGCTCAAAATGATAACCTAATTCTGAACCATCTTCAACCATATGGAAATCATAGACTCTACCCATTGACCAACCAACAGATGGGTCAGTAATAATTTCAACTGGCCATTCTGGTAATTTAACAGATTGTGTTTCTTTAATAACTTTTAATGCTTTCATTAGTTTAGTAGCACGTATTGTATACCCTATCTCATCATGAATAGCAACCCTCCAAGAAACATCATTCTTGAATTCTTCATTATTAAAGACTACTTTCCATAATTTAATCATTACCATTTTAAGAATATCACCAGCAACACCTTGTACGCTAGTATTACCAGCACTACGATTAGCAAATCCTATCTGCCTATTTTCATAATAAGAACGTAACCTACGAGGTCTACCAAAGAATGTCTGTAGCATACCTTTCCTCTTAGCACTAGCAATAATTCTATCTTGCCATTGGAATAATGTAGGTAATGCTTTTTTATACTTGCTATAGAAATCTTCTGCTTCTTGTAAAGATTTAAAACCATAGCGACTATCTGCATACAATGAATGAGAACTAGCACCATACAAAATAGAGAAGTTCGCATATTTAGCCATTTTACGATAATCCCTATTATAATGTTCTTCGCCCCAAATGGCACAAGCCGTTGATTTATGAATATCATTTCCTGAGGTAAATGCTTCTACCCAATTAGGCTCACGACTTAAATTTGCTGCGATTCGCAACTCCTCAGCTGCGTAATCAAAGCTACAATTATGAGTGAGTATCGAATTACAATAGAAACAATGTTCATCTTCTACCTCAATATCCACCATATCAATTTGGTGATTGAGATTAATAATACATTCTATATTACTACTATCTTTAAATAGTAATATGTTTTCTTTTATAGCCATTTTCCGTTTAACCCAATAAGAATATGACTCCGATACACCATATTTTTTAGAAATTAACCTAGATAGATTTTTAGTAAAACCTCCTAGTCTAGTAGAAATATCAATGATTTTCTGTACCCTATCATGATATTGCTCCCAATGTTTAGCATTAGAGTTATTATTCCCATTCTTAAATTTTATTTTTGTACTATACTTGTTTAAGTTATATTTGTGGTCACCTATTTGTAGATTTTTAATTGTGTTATTCTCTTTATTACTATCAATATGGTCAATCACTTGAAAACCAAAAGGCTTAGAAGATTCATAATAGGATTCTAATATAGCCCTATGTACCCTATAGCCACGTGTTCTAGATTTCAACTTTTGCCCAGGTTTTGATACATTATATTGTACATAACCACAACTACCTATCATAGGATTACATTTACGAACAAATTTAGAACCATGACCATCTGGACCCAACATCTCCCCTGTATGTACATTAATTTTATACCTATCCTCATAACCATACAAAGGTAACCACGAAACATCAGAGAACATATTTTCATCAACAAGTACACTATCATCTTCTGTAAAGTCTTTTAATTTTACCCATCCTCTATCTGTCATAAAAGAGTGTTCTTTACTGCAAATAATCTCCCTACCATTTTTAAGCACTAATTTATAAGCATCTTTTTTACCACTATGAATATAATTAGTAATTTTTCGATAACCTTTAGGAGTTTTTACATGAACTGTATTACCACTTTCAAGTTTTTCTATAACATAAAAAAGCGGTGCATATTTAAACTCTTTTGTTTCAATAAAAGAGGTTTTAGGGTCTAAACAATATAGAAATTCATCATCACCACTATCTTCTAACATCTTAGGGGATATAGCCATACGAAGATTCAAATCATCATCCATTCCCTCAACCCAACCTATATAAGTAGAGTCTTCAGGTACAATATGTTTTCCTTCCTCATCATAAGAAGAATAAACAAACTTATACCCCATAATGATATTATCTTTTTTAGAGAATAAATTCCTATCCCCTAAGTCAAATACGTCTTCCATCTTTACATGTGGCTTAGGTAATGAGTTATGTGTAATAAAGCCATTTACACAATATCTATGCGTCACATCAACATGTATATCATAAACTTCCTCTTTACCAACATATTCTATTGACTTGATTTTTAACCAATGTACATTGAAATTAAAATCATCAACCCTACCTCGATATAAGTCGAATCTCTTATTAAACTTACACCTATCCACATATGTGGAAGTAGTTCCATCCTTCTTTGTGTAATAAGATAATGAAACATCATCATGCAGATTATATTTAATAACATCATCATGTAAACATTTAGGTAATAGTGAATGTATCTTACCCATTCTAGGAGATTTTAATGTTATTTCACCACTCTCATTAACAACATTTCGCAACTTATACTTAGATGTCACACCAATAGTATTAAATAGTTCTAACTTATTACCCAAAAGTAATACTCTAAATGCATTTCTATACTCACCATTGGTACGCTCAACAAGATGAGAATTAATACCTAAAGAAGTTGCTAGCCTAACAACGTCATATGCTAATTTCTTAGATACAGTGCAATAAGACCACTCATAATGACATATAGATTTTCCGTCAGAATCCATAAGTCCTCTAAATAGCATAGACCTACACTCTGAACTTAAACCATACACAATCTCAGGTATTGACTTGTTTTCTGCTCTACTTCCTACACCTAAATCGTGTAGCATGTCACTAATCCCTACACTCTTAATGATTAAGTTATAAAGATTCTTATACTTTGCATCATGATTTATCTTCTTAACTCTATAATGAATTCCAAGTAAATCTAATGTCTCTCTAATGTAACTCATTGTATCCAACTCATCAGCATTAAAGACTAGCCCAATGCTATAAGACTCTTCCTTTGTCTTACCACCATACCAACCATCACCAATAAAATAGCCAATAAAATGCCAAAATCTAGGATTATTTAAATCTACCTTATATTCCCTAGAATAAATCCCACCATAAGGCTTATTTCTCTGTACAGTAGTAATAATATTATCGTTACTATTAGAAACGTCATAAGATTTAGAGTTAAATGCAACTAAATCCCCAACACACAAATCTTTAAGTTCCCTAAAATCACAAGAGTCTGTTGCACTATATAACTGATGCTTATCTGTACACTCTAAAACTTGACCATTAGAAAGTGTAACCCTATATACATCTCTAACACCATTATTATAGGTATTAAGAACTTCCCTAAAAGATTCACCATCCCAAACATTATCACCAACTAAAATGTCCTTAATAGTCTTAACACCTCTATCAGTAAACAACTCAGATGAACCAACTACACATTGAGCGTTAATGGGACTGAAGAAAGAATTCTTTCCATCTTTACCACAAGCTAGGCGGCCCGTTGGGACCTCAGTCGTCTTATAAGCAAAACGACAATAACCCCTACTCTCATACTCTTTCATTAAAGGTTTAATATAAGAAGATAAAAGTTTTGCTGTCTTCTTATAATTAATATATGATTTTAAAGCAGGGAATTTTTCTACATACTCTTTAGGTAAATCAGCTAAAATCTTAATACCTACAGACATAGTCCCCTTTGAGGTACGCTCACCAGTATCAATACCTAACCTCTCAAATGCTTGTGCTACTTGAACAGGAGAGTTTAAATTAATCTGCCCACCAATCATTGCATACACATCACGTTCCATCTTATCTACACGCTCAGTAGCAACTCGATACAGATTTTTTAATACTTCCCCATCTAACCAAATCTTCTCATTTTCATAATGTAATAGAGGATATAACATCATATTATCAAACTTAGCAGAATATTTCCCTTCAGAGAAATATTTGACTGTAGCAGTTGCTAATAAAAATGTACACAAAGCATCAGCGGCCGCATAGAAAACAGTATCTTGATTTTCAGACGGGTTTAGATAGAAGAAAGAGCCAGCGTTTTCTATTACTTCATCAAAATGTAATTGTTCAATACCTAAGAAATGTAAGCTAGACCACTTCAAACTAGGGTATTTCTGATTTGTATCGGCTAACCACACAGGGACAGACACATCATAATAATCAACCTTGGACATATCAAACTTAGCATACATCCAACGTCTTTTATCTAAATCTTCTTTATTTTCTTTATACCCATAATATTCCATAATACGAGCATCATATCGCATATTATACATGAAAACCTTTTTAGCTTCGCACATACGCTCATATATGAATTTTACAGATTCTTCCCCTAGATTACCTTCATATTGAAAATGATATACAGGAACATAATACGCTGTCTTACCATCTAAACAAAATGAATAACCAACTAAATCAATCTCTTCAAAATTTAACCCTGTTGTTTCAGTATCGAAAGACATGTAATAATCTTTTTTATCTTTAAAAATATTTTCTAAGTCTTCCATACTTTCAACAAGTACAAAGTTAAAATTCTTATACCATGAATCAACTTTAGGAACAGCACCTACCCAATGCTTATAATCAATCTTAGCTTCTTTATTAGCCATAGATAGCCTTTTATTCCTTCCTTTTAAATCTACAGTTAAACATAAGACCTACAAAATATTCTATTCCACCACCACTCATGAATACATCTGAAATATGTACACATAAGTCTTCGTCTTGTAATAGAAAACTAATAGTCTCACTTATATCCATAGAAACATACCCCACATGATATGTCCCTTTATAACCTTCTACAGACAACATAACTTTAACAGCATTTCTATCATGTATGTTTTCAGGCTCACGTACTAATTCTATCAATACCCTATTTACCATATTCGCATCCATGATTGTCTGTAATATAGCTTGAGCATTAGGCTGAAATGTACTCCCTACTAATTTTAAAGTAAACACACAGTCACTCACATCACATCTCAAGTCTTGTAGTAACTTAGGTATTTCTTTCATCACTTAGAAAAATCCCCCTTTGTGTTTATCCACAACTTAGTCTTGGAAAATAACATCTTAATAGCGTAACGCTCAGATATTACACCCATTATAGGATTCTCTACAATAATACCCCTTGACCTTAAAGTCTTAGCAAGTTTTAAAAACTTATCACTTGTAGCTAATAGTACAATTTTATTAGTTCCCAAAGATAAACATAACCGATATAATTCCTCAGAAACAATATGACACCAATCTGAGTTAAGTACTACTTTTCCTATAGTAACATCTCCATCAAGTATATCATCTTGATACATAACACCTAAACCAGTTAGATATACTATATCCATTTCTTCTATATCAGCATATTCAGAAAGAATCTTTAAAAACATTCTACTATTAACATAGTCTATGACTCGTTTGTCTTGTTTCTTGCTAGTTCCCCTAGTATGTATTGGTATTACAGCTAATCCATTCCCTATAATAGGTGTTTTCTTAGCCATTAATAGACTCTAATAAGATACATTGATTCACTTCGCCAGTAGACTCATTGACTACTTGATACTTATTAAAGAACTCATCTGAAGAAGAAAATTCTTCCCCTACATTACTAATATCAGATTTAGTAACTTTAACCCTACCATTCGGTAGACGAATTGCAGTAATATTCGCCATTTTAAATTCTCCTTTAAATAAAAAAATAGATGCTGTAGTTTAATTCTATTTCTACACCACCTATTATACTTAATTTTAAGTATCTTTACAACACCTATCTACTTAAAATTAATACTATTTATTCTTGTACTAAAGATAATACCTTATATAAAGCATTTTTATACTGTTCGTAAGAAACTTTACCAGACTTAAAAACCGATAGTATATTCTTATTATAATAATCCCAGCCAGTATCTTCTACTACTATATCTTTAACTTTTTCATCATACTTACCTAGATATGATAACCTACCCTCTTTAGACATATTAGACCATATTTTTTTAAATATAAAGTTAACATCCTTACCAAATAGTATCTTTAATGCATGATAAGCACTATACACACGATTTTCAGAAAAGCAATATAGTAAATCAGTATCAGAATGATATTTAGCTGATGGCTTCCCAGTAATATCGTCATCATGAAAAGGACAATACATTGTAGAACCGTCAATATAACAACCATACTCACGTAATAAGTCACTCAACTTAAAATGACTGTTAATTACATCTACCTTAACTAAAGGATTTATCTCACCAACTAAAGTCTTATCAAAATCACTACCACTAGTCTTATCTGTATTAACTAAACTATTGTCTACCTCAGATATATCTAACCCCATATTAAATGAGTTTTCTTTTTTAATCTTTTCTTTATTATTTTTAAACCCTATACCATCAACGTCAAATAAACCCATCAATTAATCTCCTAAAACAAAAATAGAGGTGTACTATTTTGTACACCTCTATTATACACTATTTTTTTCGGATGTTAATACCTAATTTTTTAGAATTAGCTACTACATCTTCTACCTCAGAATTAACTTTTTCAATATTATCTTCAATTAGACTAGAAGTATTATTTATAGTATCATCTACTTTTTTACTCGTATCTTCTAAAGTAGAATTTACTGTATTCTGTACTTCATTACGAGTATGATTTACAACAGAATCAATACTCTTACCTAAGAATAACACTCTAATGCAATCAATTAATTTGTCAATGAACCCCATAAATTACCACCTATATCCCTAATTCTTCAGACAGCATTTGAATAGCTTTAGCTTTTTCTTCCCTAAACCTGTGATTTAAGTTTTCCCTTAAAGGTGAATTATTCCACTCCGTAGTCATGCATACATCGTATATAGACGTTATTAAATCGTAGTCAAATCGTTTCTCATCTACAAAAGAAAGATTATCTAACTCTAGATTTAATTTCTCACCCATAATCACTAGAGCATCTTCAAACATTTCTACAATATTACCTGTGCCATATTGAATCGCACGTGAAAAAATTACATCCTTCATAGTCTCACTATGATTTTCAATGTTAAATAAATGCTCCCTCAACAATTCAACTGAAACATCATAGTATTTATAAATAGCATAACTGTGTTGCATACTCTGAACCTCACACAACTAAAGTCACATGATTCTAAAAACAACATAAATTTGTTTTATTAAGAAGTTTGGTTAATATACCCTTATTCTTTTAGGCGTGTCCAGTTCGCCTCTACTGCATAAGACTGTTACATCTACAACTTTACTTTTACGAAGAATATTTAATGCCCCATTACAATCTGCATTAAAAAGATAATTATTTTTTGTTTGATATAATCCTCTTTTAACACGTTTGCCACTAAACTCATATGTTTGTGGACTATCTTTACCATAAGTAGGTAACTCATCATTATCAAAGAAACTAGATTTAGAAGTGTAACTTTCTTCCTGTAAGACATAATTAATATTATATCGTCTACACAAATACTCTAATTTTTCTCGAATCTTACCGAATGGTAACTGAGTAAAAATTTGATTGTTTCTTCTACCTAAATCAGTCTTATTTTGAAATGACTGATTATAGCCAACTACTAAAGTACCAATACCATTAAACAAACAATAATTGATAATATATCGACATGTCTTATTGATATAATCATCAACTCTATTTTTCCTTTTATTAGAAATTAAATATTGTTGTTCTGTCTGTCTTTTGATATTTTGTTTATCTTTAATTGACCTCAATCTTGCATTTTGTTTATTAAAGAATTGATTAATTGATTTTAACTTTCTTCCATCTATAATAAAAGACTTACCTATATTAGTTACACAAGTACACAAATTATTTACACCTAAATCAATAGCCAGTGCATTGTTTGTACTTAAATTTATATTTTCTTCTTGAACTTCATATGTATACTGAATTTCAAAGAACCTAGCATTAAATTTAGGAATAATTCGTATCTCTTTTATCTTTCTATCTTCTAATACTTTAGGAATTTTAATCTGAATTTTATTTTCATATTTCCTCTTAAAAGTATTAGAATAAGGAATTGTTAAAATGCCATTATCTTTAATTTTAAATTCTGCAATAATTAAATTTGCATAACCGTCTTTAGGTAAATAATTAGGTAGTTTTATACATCTAAAACTATATTTACCTTGTTTAGCTAATTTAATTAACGCAAAAAATGATTTAAACATTGAATCAACGTTTTTAAGAGTCTGTTGTGCCATATTAGAATTTAACAATTTATAATTCTCAGAATTTTTCAATTCGTGATAATTAGATTCATACCTTAGATATTGCTTTTCTTGAAAGTAGTGTTGTCTTACATTATAAATTGCTTGATTAGTTAAATTCTTTGCTACTCTACATAACTCTCTTAAAATATTATATTCTTCTTTAGTTAAGTGTTTTACTTGTTGCTTTATCGTTAAGTACATTAATATCACCTCGCTTTCTATTATATTACAAGATGATTATAATATATTTTTACTATAAAAACAACTTTTCAGTAAAAATCTTATAGGACATTTTAGAACCATGTTTCTAAAACCATCTAGAGGTCTCGTTCAACTAGAGTCGCTACTTCTAGCCAGCACCACTACGTGCATCTTGTACTTTCATACAAGCACAGACTATATCTTATCCGTATCGTATTAAATATACGACTTAGGCGACATCACTTCCAATACCAATCGCTTGTATTGTACTTCCCTCACGAGGAATAGTCGTTGAACCTTTCCTTTCGGACTTGGATGCTGATTATCCATTATCACAGTACTTAGGATTTAACCTTATACCATCTCAATTATTTTTTCTGCTTTCGCCACTTTCACACTTATATCTTATAAATAAGATATTATGTTGTAGTTAATTGAGCTTTAGGACTTTCCAGCAGTTCAATGCCTTTGTTGGACGATATAAGAATCACCTCTATCTGCAAGTTTCCCTACAGACTTACTATTTTGCCAAATATATATCATGACTTATCCATGATTATTATTTTGACATCTTAATAAAAGTTCTCATAGTCATTATTTGCAAAATAAATCCAAGCATTGTCAAATTCATATGAACCTACAACATACTTGTTTAACTCCTCAGCAATCCAGCTGTAATCAGAGTTTAATCCCCATGCAATAAAATCATCAACTGAACCTACATTACTAGCTAATTGGTACATTCCATATGACTTTCCGCCATAATCACCCTCACCAGTGGAAATCGCACCGATATCGCCATTAGATTCATATTCTTTACTAAGGTCACCAATCATTAAAAATCTCCTATAAAGCATACGCATACTAACAATACCAATCTGATAAACTACTACTTGTCAATGTGTAGTGGTAGCTTTGGTACTTTACTGCTATCAGAACCAACATTGACTTGAACACTGTTATTCGTTATTGGTGTTCTGTTATCTTTATCAATAGAGTCAGGGATACCATCACTATCAGAATCAGTAAATAACCCTATAATAGCCATTAAACAAGCAACCGCAGAAACACCAGTGAGTATGCTAATTAACTGTTCTAGCCTAGGTAAAAATTTTAGTATTGTGTCTGGCTTATAATCATAAAATACACCTAAAATGACAAACACTATATCTAATACTATAGGTAGTAACCAAATAAGAGCAAGTATTCCTATGAAAACTTGAATCTTCTTAGGAATACCACTCTTAGCATTATCTAATAATGTATGAAATATAGGTGTAACATTTTTTAAACTATTAAAGTCCATTTGTAACACCTCATATTTGTTATTTTAGTTATCTCGTGTATACTTAATTGTTATCTACTATCAAAAATCTACCTTCTAATCACCCATAAGTTAATTATCAGCACTGATAGCACTAACAGATTTTTTCATGTATTTAGCTACTGATGCTACAGGGTATTTGTGTGATTTTTCACTATCTCTTAACTTATAAAATGCGAACGCTAAAGTATCACCTTCTTGATAATCAATATCACTAATGAAAGATTCAGCACTTTTACCATGAACTAATAAAGCAAAAGAATATGAATCTGTTAAAACCTCAATCTTATTATTATAAACTACTGTTGATAATCTCTCATGAAATTCACTAGGAATATTAATGTAATCACCAGATAACCACGCAGTATCTAATAAATAAGCCTTATTTGTCCTCAAGTTATATACATACCCAAGCAACTCAATGCTACCACCCATACCATCTAAGTTATTAGACACAAAATTAACAAGTGAGGAAGCTTCATCATCTAAATTTTGAACCCTAATACCATTTAATGATTCAATTTTCTTTGAATCATAACATACATTTCGATGAGATTTAAGATTAACGGCATACACTAAGAAATCTTCCATAGAATCTATAGATTCAAGTGTATAATTTAAAACTTTCTTAAAAGAGAGATTCCCTGCTTTAAATGACACGTCATAAGCACCATCTCCATTAAAACTAAAATTATTAACATAATAACCATCAGTAGTAATACAGTATTTATCTCTATCAATATCTGGAGTATATTCATTAGACCTTATATTAGTTAGGTTGTAATCATTGACCTTATCCCCATCAAGTTCTATAGAAATATCACTCAATAAGTCAGATGAATAGAATTTAGCATTATTTTTAATGTCTTGAATTATAAACTTATTAACAATTAAATCTTTCTCAGTAGGAGTGCCAATAAAACTTACAGGCAGTAAACCTACACTCTTCAGATAATCAGCATCCAAACCACCACTACTAGAACTACCTGTTGGATTATAATTATTAATAGACTGTACTACCTCTGAATCCTCAGTAGTGTTAATAATACCCTTACTATTAAGAGCAGTTTTAATATCAGTCTTTAATTGAGCCAAAGTCTGATTTTCAGTCTTTAAATTTTTATACTTTGTAATAAACTTGTCAATCTCATTAACAATGTCATCAACTATCATACTACACCTCACCTACAACTTAGAATTAATCTCTTTTAATTTATCTAAAATAACCTTTAACTCATCTTTAGTAACAAAATTCTGTGTTTGAATACCAGATGAAATTGCACTAATGTTGGATTTAATGTCTTTGACATCTCTACCCATAGTCTGTGCTAATGTAGATATACTCTGAACTAACTGAGTATTAGTCTCACCCATACACAGTCACCCACTAACTATCACGTGCAGTAGTATATACAGACACTAAATCAACAGTAGGGTCACCAATACCTAAATTAGCACATGCTTGTTGTTTTTGTTGAGTAGATAAAGACTGTGCTTGACTATAATCAAGTTTATTAGCAACAGAAGAAGTCAAAGCAGTAGTCACAGTCTTATCTGCTTTTAATGCTTCTTGTACTTCTTTAAATGTATCCATAGTCGCATCTGCACCATTCACAAGATTTGTTACTGCTTCCCTAATCTTATCAGTTAATTCTTGTTTAGTCGCTACAGTACTTAAATCAACACTAGCTTTAATTACATTATCACTACCAATGGTGATACCACTACCAGCAGTTAATTTATTTTGCTTAGTATCTAGCTTGCTTTGTAAACTAGACGTAGTAGTATAATCATTTAACTTAGTAGTCAATTTAGTATTATCAACATAATCAGACAAATCTACACTAATCTTTGTTAAACCAGTACCATTATCTTTTGTAATTGAAATTTTCCCCTCAGGAGTCAATTTATCTTGTTTAGCTTGTAGTTTAGTATCTACAGCTTGCTCAGTAATAGCACCACCTTGAGCAGTAACAATATTAGCCTTTACCTCATTAATAGCCTCAACAATAGAAGATTGATTAGTAGTAGATAAAGAACCCAATGTGCCTATTTTATCGTCTGTAGATTTTATAGATGCTTTGATACCCTTAATATCAGTACCTAACTGAGTCGCTAAACCCTGTAAATTATCTTTTAAATCTGCCATTAATTCTCACCTTTAGCCAATAAATACAAAGCCGTTAAATCAGCAATATTTTCGCCCTCTTTAACAACTACCTTATCTGCTGAAACAGATATTTCATTAGTATCTTCATTTAATAAAATACCACTTCCAGCTATCAATTTATTTTGTTTTTCTTTCAGCATATCTTTTACTTCTTCTTTAGTAACTTTAACCCTATTAGAAGTCTCTGCAGTTCCACTCCCAGTGCCACCAACATGTGATTGTATATTAACATAATCAGAGTTAATACTAACCTTACCAAAGTTGCCACTAGATTTGATTATACCCTCATTCATTGAATACCTCATCACACACTTGCTTTAACACTCTAAAAGGATAAATATGCGTACTGTATATATTTGAATCATTCAGTAGCTTATATCGAATCTGTACATTAATAACACTAGGACTAAACATATATGTTTCTAACTCAGTTAAAGGTACATATACAAGATTATCAGCCTTATTAATTTTTACATCCTCAAGTTTTTTCTTTAGTATAGTGATACCCTGTGCAATATAGACGATTAATCCATCTATATTTTCCACATTAATACCCCTACTCATTCTAATTTCAAGAGTAGGGGTAGTTCCCCTAAAAATTACATTTCTTTTCATGGACTACCCCCTACTTGTTGTAACACTACCTATATATAATTTTCTCTAAGATATGAATTATGAATATAAAATTAAAGATTAATCATCAATCCATAATTCTGCACCATTGTTAAAGCGTACTCTATCAACAGCACCAGCGGGACCACTAGCGAACTCTTTCCAACCATCTACAGCATTCAATGTGCTAACAGCGATATATGTTTTACCATCTACTACAGCAATTTGACCTATATAATCAGGACGAGTCGTAATATTAGTCCTTGCTAACTCGGACTTCTTAACAAATGAATCATCTACTTGTTTCTTAGAATAAATAGCTTCACCATAATGTTTAGTAGAAAGTAATGTATATGATGCATTACCACCATCCCATGTCTTAACTTCCCTACCAACAATTACAGTTGTAGCAGATTTATCGCCTATCTCTGAAGAACCAGAACTACCTACCTTAACAAGACTTAATGTTTTACCATCTGCAGTTAAACCAGACAACGGTGAATTGTTAGGTAATAGTAAACGGTTTACTTTCATATTATTAATATGAACAGCATTAAACTTATTACTTATACCCCTAAATATATGTACTTTATGTCCTTCTAACACACTAAAATAAATATACCCATTTTTAATATCAAAGTCTTCTATCTCATAAGAACTATCAATCTCTATGATTGTTTTTGTATTTCCAAACACATCAAACTGTAAAATAGAATTGATACTAGCACACATAATATTTCCATCATAGAACATAGCACCGTTATTATTGAAATCTTTAGTTAAGAAATCAACATCAAATTCTTTAATAACAGTAAAGTTAGTATCTAATATATACACATGACGTAAACTACTAGTCCTATTTCCAGGCATGATTGAACAATAACACTTAGTGATAGGGTCATAAGCAAAATTATATTTCTTAACATTAGAAGAATCAGTATGTACCCCTGTTAAAGAATATGTATTGCTTAATTTAGCCATCTTTAAAGGATTGGAATTTGTATCACCATTACATACATACAAAGTAGAAGTATCTTTGTTATAGGTCATAGTGTTGCAATGACCTAACTTTTCTACATCACTAAATTCTACTTTACGTTTTACAGTGGAAATGTTATCTCCATCTAGTATGTACAATATCTGATTTGTATTATCAGAATTGATAGTAGCTAATATAAACTCATTATTAGTAGAATTGTAAGCAAAACCTTGACATTGATTTACCTTATTTGTATCTAGAGCAATCGTGCTTATATACTCAATATTACTAGGTGCAGTCACAAACATGTCATCATTAGGAATAAACGGAACTTTCGCATTAAAAGAACCTAACACAATTACGTCCTTACACCCACCAATAAATATATTTTTAGAGAGTTTATAAACACCAGGACTAATAATTAATACTTTCCCTCTAGCATCATTGACACACTGCTCAAACTTAGCAGTATCATCGACAACACCATCTGCACCCATTTTATATTCTTCTGTAGCTACTATATCACTATGACCAGTCCTAAGATTAGCTAACTTAGTAGTAACAATATTATCTATTTTACTATTAATAGCCTTAGAAGATTCTTTAATCTTATCATCTACATCTTTTTCAGTAACAGTAGTAATAGCACCTAGTTTACGTTTAGCCTCATCTATATAATTATTTACAGTATTATTTAACGTAGAAGTTGCTTCCGTAATCTTAGTATTGACTATCTGTTGAGCAGTATCAGTAATAGACTTAACTTTAGGGTCTACTTTATCATTAATCAACTTAGTAACAGATGCATCTGATAAAGTAGCACCCAATCTAGCATTAATAATAGGAGTAATAACAGAATCTACACGTTTAGTAACTTCATTAGGTAAATTAGTCTCAACAATAGAACTTACACGTGTAGGAACAGTTGTTACTAACTGTTTAGTAACCTCTGCTTCAACCTTAGTAGGTACTTTTGCATCTAACTGCTTAGTAACCTCACTAGACATCATAGCAGGACCCTGTTCCCCTACTTCTTTCTTAACAAGCGGACCGATAGAAGAACCTACATGAGAAACTACTAAACCATCTATCTCACTAGAAGATAATTGCCATATAGACTGTTGTGACCATTTACCAGCTGATGTATCATTACCACTCTCTTTACAAAACCATAAAGTACACTTATCATCTGAATTTAAAATATCTAGATTATAAATGATATCTCCAGCTTGCCAATTATCACCAGTATAAGGTCTCTTCTCAGTACCTATAGGGTAACGATAATCATAATACAAAAAATGTACTACATAATTCTGAAACTTATTTCTATGGACATCTACAGTTAGTTTATGATAAGGTGGATTCTCAGGAATAGTAAATTGACCACCACCATGAGTCTTTAGGTAATTAATTACGTCTTCTATCTTCTCTTTAGTAAAGTCGTTATTTCCAGTGTATAAAGACATAGGTACATTTGATAGTGATTTTAGTATATCTTCTAAAGATAATACCTCACCACTATCTGTAACTATCTCAACCATTTTATAAGGAATTTTATACATTCTTTACCTACCAACAATTAATCTAAACCATAAATCCTCGGCCATCCAGTAACAGCCATCAATTTACAATTTTCTGCCAAAGTCATTGAACCTATATCTGTAGAATCTAAAGGAGAATTAGTTAGATTCAAATCCCAAAATAAACCATTACCACTAATCATATAACCACCAACATTAGGATTCGCTCTTCTACCAAACTTAATAGCTGTTCTTAACTCAGAAACATGGAAAGAACAAGGAATAGTCCAATTATATCCATCATCAGGAACTAAATAAAAAGTTATAATTTTATAATCCTTAAAAGGCTTCCTTAACCTAACATTTCTATTAGTTGCATCCGTAGGTGATGTTACCCAATCAAACAACAACACATCTACATCACCCATATTATCAGGATATACAGGCTGAAACTTCATATCAGCTACAACATTTTCATGATTCCCACCACGAGTATACATCTGCCCAGAATACTGTTCAATCCATAACTGCATGGACTCAGCAGAATTATCAATATTGCAAGGTAAATTTATAAGCTGACCATATCTTGTAGGCTGATTTTTAAATACTTTATCAGTATAGTAACTAGCAAAAATGCCTAATTTATTCATCTCTACATTAGTGCTAGGCAGTTGCATATTATTAGGTCTATTGTGTAACAAAGACATCATATATGAACCCCTATCAGTTGTATCAATTGCTACCAACTTATAAGTACCATACTGAACTATATCTAAAGGATTGCCATTAAATGAATCTAACACAGAATTAGATGAATACTGAAAACTACCCTCGCTAATATTTAAAAAGGTTTTTCCATTTGATGTCCTAATTAAATCACCATATCGATATATTTCCCCAATTCTCCACTCTTTAACTCCAGTAGATGATTTAACATCTGCCTTAGATGCCAATTCAAGCCAATCAGACTGATTAGCAGAGCCTAGAGCGAAACCTATCTTTTTACTTAATTTATCATATGCGAATTGACCTTCAAAATTAGGTTTATTATTTAAGTTACCACTCCTATTAAAATGGTCTATGGATGCATACCCACCATTACCATCTGAGATGTAACCTAACTGACCACCATATTTTTTAGATAATTTAGTACCAACAACCTGACCTCTTGTAGTCTTATCATATGTAGGGGTTGTCGCCACATTTTGAAAGCGAACCTCACCACCACCAGTAGCATCATTCGATGTATTCTTAGTCGAAACACCATTAACTGTAATATCACCATCTGTTGCATAATAAACAGTCTTTACAGAATCATCAACAGTCATAGTATTTACAACATTAACTATTGAACCTTCTGCTGAACGAATGCCAAACCTAGCCTTCCCATTTAAAGTACATGAATCTAACTTTACTTTAGAAGAAAAAGCATCAACGTGAACAGTATTGAAACTGCTATTACTCTTCTCTCTATTTACAATTTCATTGTTAGAGATTACAAAATTACATTTAATGAAATTAACAGTAGAATTTGTAACTAATGTACTCCCATATGAGCCTAAACTACTAACTACATCAGAGGTATACATATCACCATCTTTAAAGGTAATATTCTCAAATATAACAAAATCACTGTTAGAAACATGAATAGTAGGTAAAGTAGCAGAACTGTTCCCTGTATTAACAAACCTAACCCTACCTCTTAAACCCAATAAAAGTAAATTTATCATCTTTAAGGTGTTAATATTAGCGAAGTTGTAATTATTTACACCCTTTGTATAATCACCAGGAGCAATATTAACATGAATCTCTTTCATATAGTTCATATGAGCCATGCGAACTGCATCCTCTAAATATTTAAAAGGCTTATCTTTATCTCCAGTACTTTCATTACCTCTATAATTGCAATCAACAAAAATATGACCACCAGACTCACCAGATAAAAAAGCACAATTATCAGGATGACCAATAACTATATTTTTATTATAATCTACATTCCAATACAAAGAACTATATGTGATATGTATATCTTCTGACTGATTAGCTAAAAAATACACATTAGAACCCATATCAAATAAATAAGATTGATAATTAAACATAGGAGTAGAAGAAGATAATTGATATTTATTAGCAGTAATAACTGCATCTCTAGGGTTTAATTTCCTAAAAGATAATGGCATAGATGCCATTGAATGATGATTAGATTTTAATAAATCAATATTTGACGGTAGAATATATAAATACTCCTTCATAACTTCCTTATCACCATCACCCTGTGCTAAGAAGTTCCTACCAATATATGAAACTAATAAACATATTGAAGTATTATTATAATTACCATTTACCCAACTTGAATTATGCTTTGCAATAGCTGTATCATCATTATTATGAAACATTAATTTAGCACCATGAAAATCCACAACTCCACTAGGTGCTGTCTCAAAAGGAATATTCTTCTGACCTGATGCTGTCTTATGCTCATCATATACTCTTTTTAAATCAGAGAAAGACATCCCATAAATACCAATAATTCCACTCGGATATTTAGTTACGTCTTGTACATAAACTTTCTCAACTAATCCCTCTTTAATAAGCCTAATTGCATTCCCATAATGGTCTTCATGCCAATGTGTTATTAATAAAAACTCAAACTTAGTGATTTTATTAGTTGACATAGCACGTTTAATTGAGTAGTAACCACCATCCCCAACAGACTTAGAGAATGTATCAATCATAAACCAATGTTTTTTATCAATCCCAACAAATGTACACTCACCTACATCATTAACACTAGCATCATCACCATCTTGCTTAGAACCATACATTGGATATACAATATCCAAACTTTTTTCTCTAGACAATCCATCTAAATTTTCTTTAATAGAATTTACTAACTCTTTAAGACTATCAAGATTTAAAGTTGCTAGAACATACTCACTACTACTAATTAAGTCTTTAAATTTTATATCTAGAGCGTTTACACCATCTCTAACTTTTTCATACTCATTTTTTAGTCTTGTTAAGTCATTCACAAGACTCGTAGTGCTATTGTTAGTATATAGTGAATGTGTTTGTTGTAATGAAGAATATAATTCAACTAATCTAGATTCAAGACTTCTAGCAGAATCATACTGTTCCTTAGCATTTCTTACTACTATATCAATATCATGTAAATATTGATGTAAATCTTCTTTAATTACATTAGATTTAATAGTAACAATGCGTAAATCATCTGTTGCTTTTCTATCAAATAATAACTCAATTTCAGTAGGGGAATTTTCTCTATAATCCCTATCTTTCCATTGCAACACACCATTAAAGTAAACAAAAACTTGATTACTATTATATGGTATATCTAGTGTAATGATTTTATCATCACTACCACTAACATTATCTACTTGATATTTATCCCCCAGAGAAAGTACTATATCACGAAGAATATTAAACTGTTCATCATAAATCTTCCATATCTCTCTAAAGGAGTATCCATTTCCATCTATCTTTTTAAAAGGCTTAATTTCCACTAAATATTACCCCTCTTAACCCTTTAATTCATTAATAGCACCAGTAACTGTCTTACTTGTTGTCTTTAATGAATCACTACCTATTAACTTATCTAACCTATCTACTGTACGTGATAAAGTAGTTACAGTAGTAGATAATGTATTTACAAAATCAGATATAGACTCCAAAGCTACAATACTTTTATCAAGTCGATTTACAGCATCAATAATATTTTTTGCACTACGTACTGTAATATCACCACTACCTAACACATCTTTAACTGACTTTAACTCTTCTTTAGTTGCAACCTTAGATACACTAGAGAAAGAACCATCCCTATTGACCTCGAACACAACACCCATTGTATGATTAATGCGTGTATCAGCTGACACTATTTGAGTCTCTACTTGTTGTAACCTATCTGGTATAGGTACAATGTTCATACTTGCTAAGTCTTTTATTTCTGTATATGTCTGACCAAAACATGCCCTTGTTAAATAATTTGATACCTTTTCTAATAACTTAACATCTGTAGCACTTGCAACACCTTGTGTACTAGCTAATTCTTTTAAATAACTAGATGTCAAAGATTTAACTAAATCGCCAGCAATATTATTGAAATCACTCTTCAAAATAAATAGCGTATTGCTTTCTGTTTTAGTATATACGTCTTCATCTGACTTTGATTTATTAATAAACGTAATGGGATTGTCATTTAAAACACCCTTCATTATTTCAGCAATCACTCGTATCTTATCAATAGAGTACTTACCAAACGTATCAGGACCCCAGAGTTCCTCCCCATCTTTTGACTCAATCCTTGTAGACATATCTATACAGCCTCACCCATAATGCTATGTGCTATTCTAGAAAAATATTGATGATTAAAAATATAATCACCTACATCCCTCAAGAAACAAAAAGCATCATTATCTCTACCTTCTAATTTAAAATGTTTAACACCATTATCAATTAATAAATTAATCTCAGAATCAGACATTGAAACCCCTAATAAAGGAAATTTCTGCCTAACACTTAGACACCAATTATTAATAGTATCTAATTTATCTTCTTCTAGTGAACAATCCTCACCACTTAACAGTTTTTTACTTAAATCAACTTGAGCCTTATAATGCTCACCAGCCTTAGGACAGTCAGGGAAACACCTATGATTAGTAATAAACTCAACCCTATCAATATGTTTTAAACCATGAATTATATGAGCATCCATCCACTTATTAGGATTCACTACTACGATATCAAATAAATCAAACAACCTATTATAATAATCTACAGTATCATTTCCTAAACCAACCTCAACAGATGGCTTAACTTGTGATGAGATTAATTCTAAAGAGTTATAGTTATTATAAATATACTCACCTAGTAACTCAGAGGTTAAAATAATACCGTTCATCCTAACACCATATTTTTGATTGTTTTCTTCTAAGTGTTGCATGAGTTGATTTGAAACACTATCTTTTAATTCATCCTTTGTTACATACATTGATGAGAAAGTTAAACGACACCCAACCCCCAATTGATTGTATCTATCAATCAACTTGAACGCATTTTCCATAGTCGCATCTCTAGGAGTTACCCTACCACCAACCAATACAGTTGGTATAGTCCCAAATACATATTTTATAGGATTATCTAAACCCAACTCTTTCATTACTATAAATAGTTTTTGTATGTAATCATCATGTGCATACAAAGCACCGATATTCCAGTCAATGGAATCTGAATTATATTGTTTTAAAACACCCATTTATTTGTCCTCTTTTGTACTTTTTAATTCTTCTCGTAATGTATTAAGTTCGCTAGATAAAGACTCTATTAAACTCATTGCTTTATTTAAAGTCGCAGTTGTTTCAGCTAAACTCTCTTTAGTATCTTCTAAATCTTTTTTAGCATCACTTAATGCAACCCTTGCATCATAATTCTTCTGTTCTTCCTCAGTTTTTCTAAACATTGTACAGAACATATTTTGCACTCTTTCAGGCATATATTCCCCCAAAACTATCTGATGTAATAAAAAGATAGAGATGTGTAATACACACATCTCTATGCTATCAATACTATATATAGTTAGAAACTTGTACTAAAAATATAGATTAAGTCCTATATTCTTTTTCCTTAAAGATACAAGCAAGCTTCTTAACCCTAGGACGATTAAATGCCTGTGTAGTATTTAAGTCAATCCTAATTTTAAAGAACTTAGAACCCCTAGACTGATTGTTAGTAACCATACTATCAATCTTATTGATATTCCAAGTATATTGCTTGAACTCTTCATCTACATTCGTAATAGAGTCTAGAGATACCCTTTTTACTGTTGTACCACCAATATTAACAGTCGTATTATCAGTAGCAAGTTTTACCCAATCTCCATCTTCTTTATCCATGTAGAATACTTCCATTGATGTATTTTGAGGTAAAGCGGCTTGATAACTAATCTTCAACGCTTGATAAGGATTAGCGAAGTTAGTCTCATCTATAGACTTAGAAATATAAGTAGATTGTTTACTATCTAAGAATGTCCTTAATGCAACCCTATCCCTAGCAATAAATGGTGATGTACTGAAATCAGTTGTAATCTCAGCCTTCAAATCAATATTCCTAGCATAAGATTGTAAATCCCTAAATACTAATGTATCAATACTTAACCAATCAGATGGAACTTCTCCAACACCAGTCTTAGTGAAACGATAGAACCATTTCAAACCAGTACGATTAGAAGATACCTTCTTACTATCACTATCGCTATCTACCTCATAACTTGCATCTAACATAATACCAGTAATATCAGATAAAGGAACATTATTAAAGATAATTTCCCCATTGCCTGTATATTGAGTACGATACAAGTTAAACATTAAATCAGTACCTTGATGTGCTGTCCAAGTACTAGAGTTAGAAGAACTGAACAGTACACCAGTAGCATAAGGGTTAACTACTAATTGCTCGTTTTTACCTAACAATTTATCACCCATATTAGCTACATACATTTCATAATCATTACTATCAGATAACACTACGAAACAGTAATATTGTTTAGCATAACAATATACAGGTTGATTTAATACAACTTCTGTAGCAACAGGAACATTCGCATCTGTAGGAATCTTAACATCCTTAGGGTCGATTACTACTTCTGCATATACTTTCTCACCAGGATAACCATTTACCATATTACGTACTTGCAATATAGCAGGACGAGTAGCAGATTTTTTAGCAAAATACAAATCTAATTTAACTAAGTTCCTATCATACACATTATCCATAATGAAAGATTGAGCCAATGGGTCATTAGCATACAAATTATCAATTTCAACCAATACTTTATAATGTTGTGTAATAGTTGTTGTATTTGTTACAGTAGTAGTTAAAATTGTACCATTAGCAGTATAGTTAGCAGTACCAGTATGAACCTCACCACCAGAATTAGTAGCTTGCATTTGGAAAGCTACTGTACCACAAGGAGTCTTATCAGGAACAGTAAATTTACATGTTACAGTGCCATTACCATCCGCATTAACAGTTGTATACGTTTTACCATCAACAGCATAACTTGTACCAGCAGTACTATTACCAGTCGGAACTAAACTAATAGGTCTACCGTTAAATAAACCTTTAATATTTCGGACATTAGCACCAAATGCAAAACCTTTGACATTTACATCTTTTACACGCATATATTCATAGATAGACTTAGCAACCGACTCAGATGTACTCTTAGAAACAGTAGTATCACCCCTAGTCGTAGTCTCATTACGTTCTGACCTAAGGAATTTACCTAGGTTTTTAGTCGCATTCCTAGACCAATAACCATGACTGTATACATTAGTTGTTGTATCATATTTAACGTCTTCAACAGTATTAAAGACATTAATTTTATTTGTGTTTACCCAATTATCAATTGCAGGGTCTAACTCAATTTTACATAGCGGGCCGTAACTAGCATAAGGATTGACATTCATAGTACCAGTTGCCATCGGTTGACTAACAGCTAATACATTCTTATAAGGAGCGGCAATAATATTACCAAATGTAGCATAGCTGTCACTTGACCTATCATCAACAGTTAAGTCAACACTACCAATCGTAGCTGAAGTAGTTAATTCACCCCTATCATAGTCAATACAAGCAGTATATGCTAACCTATGACTTGTATCTGTATATGTTAAGTCAGATTTATTAATGTTTTCAAAACTATCAGTAAAGTAACCAGATAGACTAGATAAGTCTTCCCCATTCTCAATACTACGTTCCATATCAAGAGATGCAATGCTATCTTCTAATTTATTAATACGTCTCATCATAACTAACAAATTATCTTGTGTCAACCTAACACCATCATAATTTGTTACACTAGACAATTTAGTACCACCAGCATTATTACCTAAAGCATCTGTAGGATAAATATCTACATACCCTAATTCAAGATAAGCTGAAGAGCCATTATAAGGTATAATTAAATCAGAAACCCTATCAGGAGTACCTTCAATTACACTCAAGTAACCACTGCTATCAAGAAGAATTAAATCCCTTCTCGCAAGAGTAAAGTTATAAGTAAAATACATTAAAGAGTTTTCAGTTGGTTTATTGCCGTTATCTAATAATACAATATAAGAACCATCAACTGTATTCTCAACCCTAAAATCAGTACCTTCTCTCATAGAATAGTTAAAAATGTAATCTACATAATAAGTAGTACCTTGTACAGGCTCAGTAGCACCATCGCCTGTCAAAGACCAATCAACTTGGTCAGAATATAAAGAGTAATCCCTACCACTTACATAAGTTGTCTCTTTAACATTTTGAGAGTTTTTAGTATATACACTAACAATACTTTGAACAGGAGTATTATTTAAGGATTCTTGACCACCTTTAACATTACCCCTAAACTTACGTTCGCCAGTAACAAGAACACTAGCAGTAAAGTTTTGAATACTCGCTACAGGTGAATTTGATAATTTATATTTACGTACTGAAGATTTGAAGTAATGAGTCTCGCTAGTAACAATACGAGTAGATTTAGATTTATTCAATAAAATGCTACTCATAGCAGGCTTAGTTACGTCATAGCCACGAATATATGCCTTACCAGCACTTACATATAAACGAATCTTATCGCCCTCATCTTCAGTTACTGATTGAAGATTCAACCCATCTACTTTATAGTTACCATTTTCATCATACGTACGTTTTGCTAATACATCATTCAATATAGAGTAGTTATCTGTTTTAGCGGCTTTAACAACTACACCATCATTTAAGTTATATACTACTGCAGAATAATCACCTAAAGCACTGTTATCACTAATAATAGAAAAAGAAACAACTTGCTTTAAGCGATTAGCACCTACTTGATTGTAGTTTTCAGCATTTTGAGCAGGGTCACGTAAAGAACTATCCTGTGTAGCAGTTACAACACTTGTAACTAATGTAGCTACTACTTTTTCTTTACCGATACCTGTAATTGCTAATCTTACTTCTTCTGTATTCCGAATTAAACCACCCAAGTAAATTCGACCACTCCCAATAGTGACGTAATTATTAGCGATATTTACCTCACAACCACTAATAACAAAACCATCTTTATATAAGGAATCGCCAATTCTAGACAAATAATCTTCTTGAATAGACTGTATCTCATTAAACTCAGATGCCTGTTCTGCCCTACCAGGGATAGCTAATACTCTTGTATAACCAGCCTTACGATGGTCTGATTTTATGTCATCATACCTATCATAATAAGGACTTTGTGAAACAATACTCATCTACGTCTCCTATCAAAACTAAAACTCTAGAATAATTTTTAACTTTTCCCTAACATCACTATCACGATATACAGGCTTCCTAAAGTCAATAACTTCTAACAACCCTCTATCAGTTACTTGATTAGGTAATAAGTTATATACATTACCTTGTACTGAAGATGACTTCTTTAAACCAGTATAGATGCCTACTTGACGATAAGGCTTATCAGTCGGTAATTCATCATAAGACAACTCAGTGGAAATATACACCCACCTAGCACCTTCTGTAACAGCATCGGTAGATGAAACAATTCGCCAATTTACACCACGATATTCCAATGAACCATTATCATCTTGAACTACCATTGCTTTAAATTCAGCTTTCTTAAAGCCTACAATCTCTTTCATATCATCTGTATTCTTTGGAACAGGGGGATTGTTTTCATAATCCCTTGATGCATCAAAATTATCTATATCACTAGCACTCCACGGTGTAGATTTACCAATAGCAAAATATATATCTTCCTTATTGTAAAAATCTAATGCCCTAGAAACATGTGCTTTTAATGTACAAATAGCCAAATTAATGTTCCCCCATTAAATATTATTAAATAAAACTATACTATTATATATTAATCAATTCACAACTATAAGATACTATGGAACAATGTATGCGTGAATTCTAACCTATCTGCCCACTTCTTATCAGTATTTAACTCTACACCATGAGAGTAAAAAGCATCACGATATTCCCAATCACGTAAATCAGCTACATCATCTACAGAATATAAAGAGTCACTAGGTAAAATTGGTTCAGCATGTACAAAAGCATCAATAACACCATCTTCTATACCACTCATCTTACCATCGCCAGAACGATTAGATGAATTTTCACTTCTAACAGCTGTCAGCCTAACTTCTCTATGAACATCTAAATCAATGTTATTATCATAAATAGAATTGATATCCCTATGAATTGCATCTATTCCCTTGTTATTATAAGTATCTAAATATTCACCAGTGCTAGACTGCTTATAGCTACTATCTGTTAAGCTACTATTACCATCAATAGAAAACTTCTTAGACAGATTTGATATAGGGAGAGTCGAGCATGCCATATTCATGATATACTCATTATTTGTAATAGTAGTTAAATGACCACTATGATATTTCTTACCCCTAACCTGACTATGTATTAATATATCCCACAGTTCATCCATATCGACAAGCATATCAACTTCATATGTGAAATCAATATCTGTATCCCTATCATAAGGTGGAACTTCTTCGCTTTTATTCTTAGGATATACCCTCATCTTCTTATAGAATGATAACTCATTATAAGAACCTATTTCTAATTTATCAATCCCATCATTTGGAAAGAAAGAAGATTCTACTTGGAAAATGTACTTCCTACCAGCAGGCGTTACATCATATATTCTCTTCTTAACAGTCTTTGTTAAATTAGGTACAGATAGTAAAATGACACCTGGCATATAAGTTCTGCCATCTTGAAATACATGAGTACTAGAGAACTTAGACACACTATGCCTAAAAATCTTATCCCTCGGTAATTCAAATGTAGCAGGCTGTGTATGAGTATAATAATTCGGAATCCATAAATCACCACCAACCCAACCTACATTATCACCCCATGTTGCGGCGTCAATGATAGCCTTTTTAGAACCTCTCTGCTCCCATATATCAAACATACGCATAGAAAGTTCTCTATTAAAATCATTCTTTGCTAAGTGCTGATATGTATAGTTATTATATGCACCTAATGCTTGAAGAAATTTCATAGGAACACTATCATTATTGATTAGCTTTGTGAAATTACGTATGTTCTCTTCATTAATATCAAACTGTTGTATTAACAAGTAGAAAAATACTAAGAAATCATCATTCTCTCGATATTTTTCAGGTATTAACGTCATGTATCGACTGTTTCGTATTCTATCAACTAACTTCATACATAACCTCTACCTATAACTCTTCTACTACCCTTACAGATATTTTATTTAATCTTGGAAATTGAATATTTCCTACTTCTATATCTTTACTAGGTACACGCACAACTACGTCTTTAATATAAGGAGAATAAGCCTTGACTCTTGAAGTCATAAGAGAATAGGATATATTCTCACCAAAAGACATGTTCTCTGCACGATACGTAGTATTTAATAATGAAATTATTTCAGTCCGTAAACGCTCCTTAGCAGTCTCATTATCAACTGAAAGTACTACGTCTACATCAATATTAAAATCTACTGACTCTACTTCTAATACTTGTACAGTTACATCTGCTATCGCCTTAGACATTAACTCTTTCTTTAACTTCTCACGAGTTAATTCCCCTAAAGATTCACCTAATGTATTAACTGCCCATACCTTAACGACATAAGGCTCGTTTACATAATCAGAGTACTTCCAATCTTTAACAACAGCTTGGAACACATAAGACTGTTCATATACTGCAGTCTCAAAATCCTCTAATGTAATATACCGTCCCATAGTTACAGCATTGCGTCTAGCCAATACTTTCATATTCTGTAAATCAGCACTACTAGGAGAATCAGATGCATCATATGACTTTGTTGTATTATAAATACGTTGTACATCTTGTAAATTCATATTAATAGTATCAATCGTATCCATACCTATGATACCATTAATTCCATTTGTAGTCACAAAGTTAATATCTAAACTTTCCCCATCTTCTACTAATTGTAGAAAGTTTACAGACATTAATACATATACTTGACCATCACTATCTACATGAACAGAATACCATCTGCCACCTTCATATTTTAGTAACGCATCATCACACTCTTTCCAAATGTTACCATGTTGTACAATTTCAACAGAACCATCTGAAACATTTTTATACCCTAGATAAATACGTCTCGATACATCACCATCAACATTTTTATTAGAGTTTAAATCATCCTTTGACCATGAAACAGTTCTAGCAATACCTTCCATAACAGGAATATCTATATAATCAAAAGAACCACTCTTTGTAATTGTCTCTTTTGCAACAAAGTTTACTACACTTGAATTGATACTACTTGTAAAAGAGGTGTATTTAGGAATTGTTATCTCCCTATTGTCATTATTAACAAATACAATCCTAACCTTACACTCAGATGACTTAGCTAATGGAATCCGATAGTTCATAGAACGTAATAACGCTCTAACATTCTTATCTTGAACTGCAGTATCTAAATATGTCTCAAAAGCCTGTGTATCCAAGTAAAAGTTTTGCATATCTTGAACACCAGCCATCAATTCAATAAGTGTAATACCTAAGTCAGATTCATTAAAATCTGTCCACTTATCTGTCAACTTTGGTATAGTATTTATTAACTCTTTACGTATACTAACAATATCCCTATTTGTATATGATAAGCTATTATTACTACTAGCCAATCCTTACCTCCTTTCTAGTACGATGTAGTACTCACAGCACCACCTAATTCATACATATCAACACCATCAATAGACTTATTAAAAGGATATACATATGAACCCATAATATTACTATTAGCTATGCGATATGTTATATGTATAGGTACTGTATTTGAATCCTCCCAATTACTACCTAAACTAACATCTTCGACAACAATTCTTTTTTCCCAGTTACCTAATGCTTCTTTTATGTAAATAGAGATTAAATCATGTGCAACAAATTTATTCTGTTCAAATATAACTAAATGTAAGCGACTACCAAATTCAGGAAGAAAAAACCTCTCACCAACCCTAGTAGATAAAATAGTATAGATACTTTCATTAATCTTATCTTCACCACTTATTACATTTGTTATTCCCTTACCATCCCTAAAGTTTTGTTTAAATGTCTTTGACAAGGATAAGCCACTACCAGCTATTGTATTTTTAAATTCCTCGTTATAATAAAAAGCCATAAAATCACCTATACCTCTGCTACTCAAATTATAGACATTATGCCTATAATGAGATTTGTAAAACCTCACGATTTTTACTTACTGCTTCAACGTATATGCTTTCATAATTTAATAAAAATTAAATATACTACTCACAAGTTCTCGTATACTCCACAGTCGTAAATTCCCAAATAAGCCTTCGGTACATACCTCTCCCATTAATATATAATTAATTCACATATCTAAATTAACACAAAAATAGCGTACCCACTTTACATGAGTACGCTATTTTTGAACTGTGTTCATATTTGAAAGGAGCGAAGTTTATGTACACAATAAACTCCTGTAATTAAGAAAATGAAAAAAACTTAATTACATATAGAGTATACCATACAATAACATAAATGTAAAGAGTTATCCTTCTATAATCCTAACATTATCTGCTTGCATACGTATACTATTAGAATTTACCTTAAATGAATTAGATTTTACACTTACACTATCTGCTGACATAGTAATAGAATCAGATATTGTAATAGTAGCACCACTTGCTTTTAATGTAATATTGCCACTACTAGGAATAACTTCTATCCCTCTGCCACCTTCATACCCTATATCAATCTTTCCATCATGTATCTTAACTAAGACATTATTCTCACCTTCCATGAGAATAAACTCTTTACCCTCAGCTGATGAAATCTTAAACTTCTGACTATTAGCATCTTCAATACCAACAGAATTTATCTCCTCATCTGTGTCGAAATACATCATAGAACCAAGTCTTGACTTATAAATCATCTTATGAGTAGGAGATTCACGTTGTGATTCTATTGGTACTTCATTAGCACCTACTACACCACTCCATACACCAGTAGTCTCCTCACTACCATATCTCTTTTCTAAAGTAGAGTCAGTTCCAAAGACAGAGCCTAAATATACAGGTTTATTTGAGTCCATATCCTCGAACATTACCCATACATACTCACCAATCTCAGGTACAATAAAAGAACCATAGTTATATCCACCACCAATAGAAGAGCAATAAGATGCCCAAGGTAGTGATTCAGTAGAAGTGCCACCACTTGAAATAGTGCGGTGTATCATAGGTACACGTATTTGAACCCTACCTATACCTAGAGGGTCTACATTATTCTCTACCCTAGCACGAAATATACCACCTAACTCTGTAGGTGCTTGCAAGCTACCATAGAAGTCATTACTATTTACTGACATATAGATTAACCCCTATATCCACCGCTATTGTGTATACCACCAGGGTTATTATCATTCCACTCAGTACCATCCATTTGAACATCAATATGGTCGTCCTCTAAATTCATGCCTAAACCAATAGACCTACCATACTCAATGAATTCATAGCACAAACTGCCAGGAGTATCATCACTATTGATAATCCAACCACCAGACAAACCTTCAGGACCAAACCAATCATTAACATCCATCTTCCAACCATTAGCATGACTATGCGGACCACTTGAATGCTTACCATTTGTACCAGCAGTACATACTAACTTATGACCTGTTCTATCGAAGAACCACTTACCTAAGTCATCTAAAGCATTAGGTACGTCTTTAATACAACCCTCCAAAGTAACATGACTACCCTGTTTAACCCAATATTTACCATCTGTATCATTGATTTTATTTTCGTCCAATTTCTTTGCACCTTCACCTTTCAACTTCTGTCTAGCTTTATCACTATTCTTTTGTAAATCCAAAGAAGTAGTAAACATACCATCTGAAATAGTATCCGTAATCCCTTGAATATGATATACACCACTTGTATGATGTAAAAAACCATATTTTGTATAGACTGCAATCTTGATATGACCATCAAACTTAACTTTAGTATTGCCCATTATCTCAAGACTAGCCCCATATACTGAACTAAAGTATCTAGACCACATACTAGCGGCTGATGATTCTAAGTTTTTAAAAGAAGAACCACTCATACCTAGTACTACACCAACACCAGTAGTTGACTCTGCTCTATCTTTATAAGCATCACTTGCTAGACTACCACCAATACCCTCAATAGTACACTCTAGCATCTCATTCCGAACAGAATCGATACTTAAAGCATTTGTAGGTACTTTATCTGTAGCAATCTTATCAGACTCAAACTCAGGCGAGAAACTAATTACTTGACTATCTCTACGTCCTGTATAAATCTCAAACTCACCACAAATCTCCATCTTTTGCTTTTTACCACCAAAAGTAATAGAGCGTACCCCTTTTTTCATCTCTTCATCTGTGATGCCATCATTACCTAAACTAATATTAGCACCTTTTGTAGCATTGTTTAACGCACCATTAAGACCTACAACACCACTACTAACACTATTAGGCATATTTGCTTTTAACACTTCATCTCTAGACACATTAGCAATGCCAGTCGTAGATGCTACAATACCACCTAAAGAGCCAGGCTTAGTTAATTGAGGTAAACGACCTTTAATGATATTACCAATACCATTATTTGTATCAAAAATAGTAGTTCCTACTTGTCCTTTATTGACAATATCTAACATAGAATTAGCAGTATCTATATACTTAGAAATCTTTGACTTCTTCCCTAATACATCTGATAACCCTTGAATTGCACCTTGAACACTAGTCACGTCTTTAGCACCACTCAAAGCCTTATAGATATTTTGAGCAGTATCTACATACTTTTGTACCTTTTCTACTTTTTCTTTACCTACAACACTTGTCAATAAATCTTTAGCCATGAAACGAGTATCTTTTATATCAAAATACTCTCGATTTTTATATAATTCAACTAAAGTCTTAGCAGTCTTTACATAAGTATCAATAGCAGTATTGTTAATCCCTAATTCTTTTGAAATAAGAGATTCTATCTCGCTATAATCACCACTTTTAATCTTATCCCTATCTAAAGACATGACAGACGTAATCTTATCACGAATCTTTTTAATATTAGGAGATTGATTTGGTAACAATGTATTTAAAAGACTATCTGCTATGCCACCATATAATGTAGTCTTATTGTTTTCTTGATTATTAAGTATTTTATCCCTATTCTCAGAAATAAGTTTAACAGCATCTGATACTATCTTAGAAACACTACTAGAACCTACAATGCTTTTAAATACATTAGCATAATCATCTATAGACTTTGAATCTTTCCCTTGGATAGAACCACTAAATTTATTAACAAAGTCAATGTATTTAGAGATATCCCCATCTATCTTATCTTTACCAAAAATCTTTAAGAAAGATTGAGTTATCTTATTCATATCAGGTTTTGAAACCTTTTCAGATGAACTCAAAGGACTTACATTACCTACAGCAGTAGTTGAACCTAGAGGTGTCTTTAAAGAACCTTCTTGATTACCTACTAAATACTTACGTAAATCATCTAAATCAGACATCAATGTAGCAATATCTTCAGAATCTGATTCAGCCAAAGCCACAGCTACATATTTTGTAATCAATTCTTCAACAAAAGCATCATCACCATATGTCTCAACTTCTGAAACATTTCCTTGATAAGAAGAACGACTAAGCATATCAGGAACGCTATGAGTAGTAAATTCTACACCATTAATTATTCTACCCTTATTAGCTACATCATAATGCCTACCACTATTAATTGTCTCTTTATAATAGATGATACGATTATAGACATCTTGCATTAACCTCTTATTATATGATATACCATCTTCCTTAGTATTATTACTTTTTAATGATAATAAAATAGGATTAAATATATCAACATAATGAAGTTCCCTACAATGATTATCAGCTATAGCATGATTGAAAGCCTGTATCTTACTATTTTTGATAGTCGATTTAGCCATGAAAACAGGTAATACAGAAACAACAAAGAATTGAACACCCATTGACTCAAATTTACGTGCTAATAAGTTATAATAATCTACATAATTAATGATATTATCTAAGTCATTTAACCCAATCATCATATAAATACGACTACCTAAAGATGCCTGACTTTTTATTGTATCTATATTATCTTTTAGCCACCTATAATTAGCTTTTTCATCATAGATATATGCTATGTCCTTATTTGTAGGTATTGAATCACTTAAATCTTTAACCCTAGAATCCCCTACAAAAATTACCTTACCACTACCAACTACGCTAACATCTGAAGAACGATTACTCCCTAATACATGAGAAGAAACACCCATGACTTTTAAGTATGCTTCATTACCTACAGCATTACCACCACTATTAGCAGTCGTTGCACTTGTAGAAGAAGTAGTATCTTCCATCTTCTTATAGGTAACAACAGTCATATCACCATACATTTCATTCGGTACGAAAAAAGCCTTCTCTACACCATCTACAACTTGTGTGAAATAACGATACCCAGGCTTATCAGAATCCAAAGGCTCAGACTTTTCTAATAATTCATCGGAAATAAACTCCCTCATGTTCTTAGTCTCTGTCTTAAACTCCTTAGGTTTGCCATCCTCACCTAAAATAGGTTTAGTCTCTACAATACGACCAATAGCGATACCAGCTTTTTGACACATAGCACGTACAATTTCAGATGGTTTTCCCCCATAAGTAGCTACATCAAATGTCATATTTAACTTCTTAGTAGAATTAACATCTGACTCAGCTACACAATTTAAAGTCAAAGTTAATGCTGGCCCCACAAAGTTAAGTGTATATTTTAAAGCCTTACCTATTAAAGATATATCTTCAATAACTTGACCTTTTCTATTACACCAACCATATCGACACCTAACATTTCCCTCTTGTTTAGCACTTACATTCTTTTTAGTACCTTCTTTATGTGTAGGGTCTTTCTTTTCATCTTCCTTTGTATATGTATTAGCCTTTTCAGCTTCTTCATCTTTCTTTTTATTTTCAGCATTCTGCCAATCAATATTACCCTGTGTAACAGCATTGCCTGTATCTTTCAACTGTTTAGCAGTTTTCCAATTTTTACCAGCTGGGATAGCATTAGCTAATAATTCTTCTATCCTTAAAGCCGTATCGTCATATAATTCAATATCAAACGTAGAACCAGCTAAGTCTTGATTTGACTTCCCTTTACGTTCGACATTAAGACTAATAACTGACTCATTGTAATCTTTATTGCCAAAATAAGATATGTTATGACCATCAATCACTAAATCAATAAAAGCATATAAAGGCTGATGACCACTTAAATCTCGTGTTATTTGACTTTCTTTGAAATCACTCATATCTGAATAACTCCTGTGTCGTAAATGGATTCTATAGCTGGTATTCTAAGAACTACACCAGATGGTACATCTAAAGGATTATCAATATGATTCATAACTGCTATCGCCCAATACATCAAAGGAGTGCCATAGAACTTATTAGAAATTAAATCTAACCTATTTTCATACCCCTTCTCAACAGCATAGTATATATCACGATTACTTTCTTTTATCTCAAATTTATTAGGTGATTCTATATATGTATCGCCATTTAGATTAACTAATCTCTTTAAATTTGAGTACCTAGATATTTTATCTTGTCTGCTTTTAAAAGACTGTGTAATCTCTGTCTTTATTAATGACGGTTTATTCACTAAAACACCTACCTCACAGGACCTTCATCAAACACATTATCTGCTTGCATTAAAGACCTTGCCCTTATCTCAGTAAAACTAAAACTTATCTGAACGTCAGAATACGTAGGAGAACTATTCCCACCTAAAGACTCACTATCTAATGTATCACCTAGAATAGTGCCAGCCGCACCACCCCACTCAATACTAACTGAGTTAACTATTGCTGTAATATTTATCATAGCACCAAATCTTACATAACAATAAGGTGGTGTCACTAAACTGCCTGTATATTTAGGATATACTAATTTCTTACACTCTAATACAACATTCTCCATATCAGGAACTATATCTTTATGTAGAGTTACACTATAAGAAACAGTTCTCGCCTCACTCCCCTCATAGTTGAAATAAGGCGAAGAACGTCCCATAGGCTGTTGTTGACCAAAACTAGCACCATAATCCTCAGAAACGTCTGTAGGTAATGTAGCAAAATTAATCTTAGTACCAGTAACTAGATTAACAATATAGCAAGGAATTATATTAGTAGGATTCCATTGCATCGTTGTTACACCACTTTTACCTACTGACATTGAATAATTGTCAGAACTAAAGTCATTAGCCATCTATTTACCTCAAACCTTCAATAAATTATTCACTGATGCATCTGAACTAACACCACTACCACGATAATTAGAGCCACCTGCTATTACATTAATTAATGTATCTAACTTGCTTTCTAACCTCATAACTTGCCACTTAATAGCATCTACTACATCATCTGAACCACTATTAGAATCAGATACAACTGTACTTGTAGTATTAGTATTTAAAGGATTCTTATCAGCAGGCACAACCATCTCACCTTCATGAATAAGAGCCACTTGTGTATCAGGTACAAAAGGAGTGCCCTGAGCATATTGAGGAGTTCCTTTTGTATTTTCTTCATAAAACTTCTTAGATTTTTCTAACCTACTAGCGGCTGAATCTGCACCAAAACCTTCATACTCTCTACCAAAAATATCAGATGCACTATCTACAGAGATTTGACCTTTTAATGCGTCTGAAGTACTTGAATAATTGCTTTGTAATTCTTTTAATAAGAACTCAAGTTGTGTTTGGAAATCAGCAACACTAGTGCCTTTAGATTGAGCATAATCCCATAAAGCACTCTTACGACCTTTATCAGTCCACTGTGCTAAACCGAATCCACCTTCATGAGCCAAGAAAGCATCTTTACTAGCTGTAATTTGTTGTAATAAGGATTCATTTGTAGTACCACCATCATCTTGTATAGCACCACTTCTAAAACCACTTTCTTCGTGCAAGTTGCCTAGTATACCAGCTATACCCTCAGCAGAATAACCAGCCTTAGCTAAAAAGTCCCAAATCCTCTTACCATCACCATTACCAGTTGACATACCAGCTGGCTTACCACCACCAACACTACCACTGCTAGAAGAAGAACCACCTTTTAAGAATTCTTTCAACTTATCAAAGATAGAACCACTATCACCAAGTAGATTACCTAATATACCACCAGTACCCATATTTAATAAGTGTTTAAAGATATTACCAAATAAACCACCCTCGCCATATGTATCTTGACCAGTGATACCAAATACACCTCTAAATACTTTTTCTAATACTGAACGACCTTGACCAACTTCGCCATTTAAACCTAAAGCATCTATGAAACTACCACCAAAAGGTATTCCACCATCTGACCTAACAGCACCAGCTTGTTGTGAGGTTAAGACTGCCTCACCTTTATGCAAGAAAGCAGGGTAGTTATCATAAGGAACATTTGATAACCCATCTGCATGTGAGCCAAATGTACTCAACACACCATTTACCAAACCGAAAGGATTCAAATACGACAATGCACTAGCAACTGTAGTGACATTATCAGTAGTAGACTTATTAGGGTTATTTTTCTCCATTCCTAACAAACTACCAACCCATGAATCAGCAATTAAATCATGAACAGCATCAAAAGCTGTACTAAATGCACCTATAATCTTATCAGGAATAGATGTGATGTAATCTGTTAGTGATTTGAAAGCTTCTGCAACTCTATCACCACCAATAGCACTCGCTATACCACCTAAAATAATACCAGCTATAGCACCCATCGGACCACCTACTGCAAAACCAGCAACGCCACCTTTTATTACACCACCTAGTACCTCAAGAAGATTTTCCATAAAGGTCTTTTCACCTTTGATGCCACTGCCAGTACCAAAGATAGCACCTATTAAACCACTCAAGATAGTCTGTAATAAGTTATGGTCTTTCCCAAACCATTCATCTGCTTTATTTAACCCACTAAAGAAATCTAATATAACATCAAAGAAACCACCTATAATAGGTATTGCTTTTCCTAAGAATTTGAATACTCCACCACCAAAAATCTTGCTAGCAAGTTTACCTATGCCTGTTCCTCCTATCTTAGTGAATATATCATCAAAGAATTTTGAGAATACAGGAGCCATCTTTGAACCTATCTTAGAGAATACTTTTATCATCTTATCAGGAGCATTAGCATAAAATACTTTCCCTATCCAAGAGAATACAGACTTGAACTTCTTAATTATAAGAGCAATAAAAGAACCATTCCCATTAAATACGTATTTTAAACCTCGTGCTATACCATCACTTAAAGCACCCTTTGAACTAAATAATGCTTTTAAGCCACCACCTTTAAGGAAACTACCGAATCCTTTCATTGGAGATGCTATAGTTTTAAGTAATGATTTAACATCACCCCATTGATTAGCTACTGTATATGCAATAATAGCGTAGTTAGCCATATTAGCGGCTTTAACATCTAACTCACCAAAGAAGTCAGAAACCATCCTAACAGGGAAAGAGTCTGATAACCAATTACTTAACTTTTCTATCGGACCGCTTGCATACCCAGCCATACTTTCAGAGTTAGACTTAGTTAGATTTGTGTTCTTATTAATATTATCAGAAACCTTCTTCAAGTCGTCTGATAAATTATCAGCATTAGCAAACATCTGTGCTACAGCATCTGAACTAAATCCAACTGACTCCCTTAATTGATTCAATGCGAATGGGTCATCTTTATTAGCAACGAATACATCTTGCATTGACTTCATAACTTCATCTGCATGACCACTATCAATAGCACCTCTGAAATCTTCTGCACTCATACCAGTCCTAGACATGAAATTAACAAAATCATCATCTTTTAACAACTCAGGAACTGACATCTTAGACCATTCAATAATCTTTCCACCAGCTTCTTCAACACCCTTATTATATTGTTGCTGTTGAATACTTTCCATTATTGCTAATGATTTAGTCATACCCTTAAACTTAACAGAATCTTTTTTAGATAACCCATATAAATCTTCAATATGTTCATTCATAGAAGATAACATAGCATTACTATCTACTGTCAAGTCTTTATCTGCACCTAACCCAGTAGCGATATTAGACATCTCACGTAGCACATCACCCTTACCACCACTATTGATATCCATTTTAATGATACTAGATAAATCACTAATATTAGCATCGATAGCAGTATGTAAACTAGCTACTTCTTTTATATAAGGGTCTAACTGTTTAGCAGTTTTCATACCCATCTCATCCATGATACCATTAACAAGTTCAGATGCCTCATTCCTACCCATAGCATATGATGAGTCTACTACACCACCTATCATTCGTTGATAATCACTCTTAGAGATATTGCCATTTAATTTAGCACTTCTTTCACGGAAATTATCAATGAATGAGTCAGTGATATCTGTTAAGCTACTCTTTACAGAATCAGCCATATCTGTTAATTCTAAAGCAACAGCGGCATCCCTAACACCCTTAGAGAACCTTTTAATCCTATCAGTAAATGAATTGGTCATACCAATCATTTCTTCATCAAACTCATCGGATATTTCACCAAAACGCTTAGACACAGTATCCTTCATAGTCTGTAGACTTTCATCTGCTACTTGAATCATGCCTTTATAGTACTTACGATTTGAATTATCCATATATTTTGCATACAAGGTAAATTCACGTTTCATATCAGCTAAACTATCTTCTAATATAGCTTGCTGATTATCCATACTATCCCTAAGCATCCCTTGAGCTGACTTATTAGTAGTATTATAAAAAGACTCTAGCATTGTCATCTGGGAATCTAGCATCTTAGCAAAACGCTTTTCTCGTAACGCTATCTTCTTCTCAGCCTTCTTAGCTTCTTTTTCTTCTATCCGTTGTATACGTTTATTTAGTTGTTTTTTATCTTGTAAATCAGCCATATATACAACCTTTAATAATTATAAAAAGAGATGAGGTTATCATCTCCTCCTCCCTCTAGTAGACCTTTTCTCTTTAGCGGATTTGATAGCCTCATCTTGTGCTTTCTTCTCTTCTTTTTTCTGGTCGACCAAAATTTGATACATCGTCCTTCTCTCTAATGAACTCATTTTTTCAACTGATTCATAGGATATTTTCCCAAAATAAGCTAATTGAAACTCTTCCTTCATTAAAGAACGAAAAGCAGTAAAACGTATATCTCTAGCCTTATTATTATATTCGTCTGAATTGAACTCACTTAATTGTGGGACGAAAGAATTCACTTGTAATAGGCATAGCGAAATCATAAATTTCACCACAAGAAGTACATTCATGGTCAACAATAGTATCTACACCTACAATAATACTATTAATTACTGTCTGCATTTTAGCACTATCCATAGACACCATATTTTCTACATAACTACGAGCATCTACAAAATCTACAGCCTTACCATTAATAGCAGTAATGTATTTTGCCATCCTACAGATATACATAACTTCTTTGTAATTTTGATTGAATTGTTTAGCGAACCTACGTGCATACTTTTCAACAAACTCTGTATCAGAATTACGCAACAAACGTAATGACAAAGTATCACCACTAACAGGTAACTCAACATTAATAGGTTCAGTGAAGTTATCATCTAAGTACATAATATCAAAGTCAGATAAACTAATTTCATGTTCATCTGTATTACCACAATGAGGACATGTAGAACGTACTTTATACTTATCCCCAAATGTTACCATACGTAATTGAAGAATTAAGAACATTTCATCTGCACTAATTAGACGATTAATATCAATATTTTCAGGGGAAACAATACAGTTCCTTAAAATTTTCTTGAATACATCTGCACCTTGACTTGCATACATAATCTTTTCATCACGTGTTGTCATACCACGTAACGTAATATTAGCAGGGATGCCATCCTCTTTATAAAGAATACCTTTAGATGGTAATAGCACAGTTGACTCATAATCTACCTTTGTCTTCTTAGAACCAGCTTCTTTACTTTCCCTTTCTAAGTCTTTAGCAATCAAATCTTCTTTTTTTGTTTCTTCCACTTTTACCTCTTCTGCTGTATTATTAATTACTTCTTTAATATCTTTATCTACCACTGTAGACGTAACTTCTGATGCACCATCACCAAATACATCTGCACCTAAATCAAATCTATTATCTTCCACTTCTAAACCTCTTTTGTATTATACATATACACTATCAAAAAGTATTGAAACTATCTAAAAGTATATATAGTGTAACCATATTTGACAATTAACAATAAAAATAGAGATAGTATCACTACTATCTCTACTATACTAAATACAACTATTAATCTATTTTAAGAAATCATTCTTTGATAACCGCTTACGATAAATATCCTCTATATTCTTAATAGCCATATCAGATACATGATTATGGAAGTCAACATGTTTTCTGCAAAACTGCTCATAATAAGTTATGTCAGTCATGATATGGTCAAAACTTTCTTTTGATTTAGCTACATTGTGTAACAAATCATCATTAAATTCTAACACCCTTGACCTAGCATTAATTGCCCTAGTCTCAGAAATTTCATATGATAAACGACTTAAATCCTTACTATTTGACTCCCCAAACTTTTCGAGTTTTTCAACCCTATCAATTACTTCCTTATTTAATTCCCTTCCAATAATAGATAATATAACTGAAAGAGGATTAAACTCAATAGGAGATATTTGTATGATAGTCAGCAAAAGTAATGTTGCCAATGAAACATCACCTATACTTATGTTCATACCCAAAACAGATAACATCTCAATTAAATTCATAGAACACCACCTCTACTATACCAATATGATTACCTGTAACTAGCTTTAGTATCCCTATCATAAAGTACTGTGCAATCTACACATAACCATCTAATGTATTCCGTAGAATATGATGTAAAATGTATCTACTCAACTCTCATCCCTATTATGTATATAAGATGAAATTTACCTATAATTCACAAATCAAAAATTAGACTCCAATTTTTGTATATATAAAATAGTAAACTACAAAACACCACAATCTATAATCAATAAAGTTAAACAAAGATTAAAAACATAAAAAGAGTGTTACATCAATAAGAGCCGAAGTAATTGATGTAACACTCTGACAGGAGAGCAGTGTGAACTAACACACTAAATCATGTAAAACTATATTCCAATAAGAAAAATAATAAGTATTTTATAGTACACTACGAAAGGAAAGTGTAAAAGTAATGTACTACAAAGCAAGACGGAGACAGATACTCAGACTTAACGCACTAAAACATCTCAGCATCCATATATAGGTAGGTAAACCACTCCTACCTACTGTCTAAAATATACCACAAATATCTCAATCTGTAAACCCCAAAAGCTTCCCCTAAAACATATATAAAAATAATAGAGCGACATCGCTTAAAATGTCGCTCTATTAAAAACCCATGTCTGAGTCATCATCTAACAACTTTATTATACTATAGGTACTTATCTAAGTCAATACCTTGTATAACATAAAAATAGGACATAACAAAGTTATGTCCTATCATCTATACCTATAGACTAATCAGTACCATAAATATGCGTATTTTGTCCATCACGTACAAGATAAGCAGTATCTACAGACAAGTTCATGCTGATTTGTTTTTTATCACCACTAGAATAATCTAATTCACCTAAATCTAGACTAGTCGGCCAACAACCATCACATTGCCATTTCCTCAATACTTCTCCATTCGGACCGTATTGAACAATCATGCATGTACGTTTATAGTTATTCGCCCAACCAACTTTACCAGTTTTAGGATTATAAACCTTCATCCTCCATTGCCATAGAATATTCTCTACGTCAGGTTCGATAAAGTCTTTTACAGCAACTGTAATATCGTCGGTAGTTGCTTTACCAGCTACCTTGATTTGTGAGTTACCATAATCCAACTCAATAGGGTCATTAGATACAGTAGGTAGACCTGTGCTATCACAAGCCAATTCAATAATATCACCACTAGAAGAAGAAGTATTATTAGAGAATTCACTTAAATCTACAATGAACCTAAAATTGTTGGTACGTTGAACCTCATACGTTGAGTCCATAGACATGAAAGAGGCGTTTAATTGACTCATATCATATCCCCCTTATTAATTGAAACTAGCACTATAATTCATTATGTTGAAAGTCAAACTAATGAACTCAGCGGCTTTAATAGGTTTAACGTAAATACTAATAGGCATACGATTGTTTTCATAGTCTTGTGCAGTCGCTTCTAACTCGATTTTATAATCGTATAAACCACCATTATTTTTAGCATTAATTAAAACTGGTTCTACAAGAGTTTTCCATCTTTCCCATGTAGCATCATAGTTTTGCTCAAATACAAAGTACCTAGACTTCGCTGCGATACTACGTTCCAAGAAACTCATCAACCTACGTACATTAACCCTATCTAATGCAGTTGGTTGGCGTAATAAAGTTTTGTTGCCCCAAATAACAATACCCTGACCGATAAAGTTAGTGATACAGTTTACCACATTCCTATGACCATACAAAGCATCACGTTCACCTTGTGTAGGTGAATACTCTGTATTAATAGCTTTAGTAATTCTACCACGATTTAAACCAGCAGGTGCTAACCAAGGGAAACCTACTTTATCATTATATGCATATTGACCAGCTACGAAACCACTAGGTGGTAGCCAAATATTTTTATTAGTGAAGTTATCACTAATTTGTAACCACGGCCAATATAAAGCACCATAAGAAGTATCTAAACCGTTTTGATTAGTATAAGAACCTTTGCCATTAGACCAATTAATCATTTCTTGTACACTCATACCAAAAGGTGGGTCTACAAGGAAAATGGAATCCGCACGGTTCTCTACAATACTCAAACCAGCTTTAATAACACTAGCATCACTCCAACCACTAGCAGTCAATACATCAATAGTAACAGTCTCAGGGTTAGAGAAACTTTGTAACCCACCACCAGAAACGTCACCAATGATATCACTAGCAGTAATTCCAAGAATACCATCATCACCACCACTGAAGATTAATGTATCTTCATGATATGTAACAGATGAGTCAGTATCAACTTTAGCATTCACACGAATAGAACCATTATTAATAATAGTCTCAACAAATCGTGGAGATTTAGGGTCTAGAGATAGTGTACTGAATTGCTCAACCACATTACCATTCTCATCTACAATGCGAACATTAAATGTTTGAGTGAACTCTTCAATAGCACTAAAAATAGCTGAACAACCATTTAATTTAGAATCAAAGTATTTTGACTCTAAGAGTACTTTATTTGTACCCTTTTTGCCAGCGTGAGCATTAGAACCAGTGTTGCCACCTTTTACAGCGTCACCTAACACAAAGTCTTTTGCCTCGATACTACCTGTAGTCTGTAATTCAGCACGAATCAATTTTGACTTAGCGTTAATTACAGCTTCTACAAAGTTTTCTTCAGATGAAGTCAAAGTCAAATCTTCAAACTTTTCTTTCTCTACATCCTGTGAGTCTTTAACAGTAACTGTAAATTTACCACCAGTCAATGCAGATTGAGTGATTTTAAGACCATTACTAGCCTCACCAATTACAGCGGAACGATAAAGAACTTTATCAGTACCAATCTTACCAGAAGTAGCTTTTGTGCCACCACGTACAACACGAGTATAAATTACTTGACTAGCATGAGTCAATGCCATTAAAGCACTATATAACCCATACTCACCCTCAACAGGTTCGCCAAAAGTTTTAATTAACTCTTGTTGTGAAGAAATCAAAGTAGGTACACCAACAGGACCGAACCTAGCACCACCTACCATACCGATAATACAAGTAGAGGAGTCTGTAGTATATTGACTTTTGTCAACCTCGTTCATGTATACACCTGGACTTAACATTGTTAGTGTAGCCATTACATACCCCCAAAAACGGATAATAATTTATATTATAATATAAGTTATTCACTTTACCCATCTTTTGTACATAGAATATTTCTTTAGTATATACAGATATTTATTGTTAATGTTTTCAAGTACTATATATAAAAAGCTATACACAATATAAGTGTATAGCTTTTATCAACCTTTATTTAATATTATCAACATTATAATGAAAATCGTGACACAAATTTCCATCTTGAATGCCATTGATTAATGAATTATATAGTCTAAGTAATTTATCAAAATCACTCTTATAAACAACATCAAAAGAACTAACCACAGTATCATTAACCATATTATCTACTGTCAAAACCTTAGATAATATATCAGCATCATGTAACTCCACTACGTCTTGCTGATAATATTCAACATACTTTTCCACAAGTTAATCCCCCTTTAAATTAAACTTTAAGAAACTATTTTATTTTATGATAAGAATCCGATAACTCCTCATTAGCTAATTTTAAGTCATCCCTAGTTCTAACACCAGGACTAATACCATCTGTATTGAAATCTTGACTAGAAGAATTATTAGAGCCATTATTAGGTTTAATCTTATCTAAATCTTTTTCATCTAATGGTAAATCATGAATATCAATAACAACCTTATCAATCTCAAATGCTTTATCTACCCTATAGATATATGCATGGTCAATATTAATTGTAATTGATTTTCGATAAAAACGATTCGTCTCAGCAAAACCACTTACATCCGTGTTATCACTTACACCATCTTCTAGTGCTATTTGAAACTCTTGTACATGGTCACCAATATCCATGAACTGAACACGTAGATATGGTCTTTCAGAAAATTCCATTAACAACTCAGAAATCAGACCATCACATACATCACGTTTAGTAGCATATACGTCTATCTGATATTGTAGCATTACAGGTAAAGAATGTACCATAACTCTCTTACCTCTAAACTCTACACCTTCTTCATCTCTAGCCTTCTGATTCGACCAACCTCTACGCACTTGACTATCATTATAAAACTCATAATTCACAGAGAAATCAGGAAGTCGACTAATGCCTATGAAAGGCATTACTACTTTCCCTTGATGTTCCCTAGCATTTGTTATGAACTGTTCATCTACATCTGCGAAAAACACTTCATCATACAAACTATGTATTCTATCATACATAGCTAGGTCATATTGATATAAAGGACTATGCATTATCTATTTTCCCATCTAATATCAAAATCTTCATATTTATTAACAAACTTCATGAAGTTATCGTGCAACATACCACTAAATGTAGTAAAACTTTCTTTTTGGTAAGATTCATCTACCTCAAATCTAAAACCCTTTTTACCAATAGTAGAATAATAGTCACCTACAATACCAACACGGAATTTACCTAACTTATCTTTTTCACCCTTATTGCTACCATATGTATATAAAAGATATGCATTTCCTTCTAAATCTATAAACAAGATAGAATCTTGCTCATATTTCTCGCCTAAGCGTTTAAACACTTTGAGCATATCTTTTTCATCTTTACCATAGACAACAAAAGAGTTCTCTTTCTTAGTATCCCCTGTCTCTTCCTCTTTATAACTACCAACGACTTTATTATAACCAAATCCAGCCAAACGAATATACTTTTCTAACTCTTTTCTACGTTTACTGTTTTCTGATTTATCCAATACTTGTCTATCAGACGTAATAAATACAATAAAGTCTTTACCGATATGTTGAAATAATCTACCTAAACTAGCTTCATTTATAGAATCTTGTTTTAATCCTTCTAAAATTAATTTTTGTTTATCCATAATGCACCTCATAAATTAATCTAACCTTACACACATAGTATAACATATAAATATATAGGTGTAAAGTTTTGTTAAGTAGTTACCTTCTACCCCTAGAAGATTTTAAAACCTTCTTATTCCTAAGATATAGATAAGGTACTCTATTGTTTTTAATCTTATCTAATTCTTTTAAATACATCTTATAATACCTAGATATATGTTTAGAGATATAACTAGTTATTGGTCTAAATAAAGGACGAGGTGGCATAGTTTTTTTACCATTTATAGTATTCCTATTTGTACCGTATTCAACATATCTAGCAATCATATTCACTTGTACACCACTATTGGGATATACTTGTTTTTGTTGAAAACCTACAGCTATAAAGTTATTAAACTTCTTAAATATAGTGATATTATTTTTCAAATACCCAGTGGCTTCCCACGTATTTAATGAGAAACCCATCCTCTTCTTATATGTTAAATAAGACACGGAAAGCGGCGCCCACTTAGTACCTTTATACCTCTGAGTATCTATTGCACGTTCAAATTCTTTAGCAAGAGTTACAGCCATAAAGATTAGGAAGTCCATATAATACTGACTTCCTAATTCTTTCTGTATTCTCTTAGAACCTAACTTAAACATATGCTGAGAAACAGTTATATAGATACCATCTATATGCTCCATCTCAACAACACTTCTCAGTATCTTCATTTGATACCTCAATTAAAAATTTTGCTTACGTACCACCATAGAGCCACCACGTACAGCTTTTACTTTATTATCAAAGTCTTTTCTGAAATCATCTTGACTCATGTAATTTTTAGGAGCATTAGGGTCTACTTCGTTCCTACCAGTAACAACCATTACTTTACGATATACTTTATCAGGCACAACAAACTTAGTGCCTTTCTTTTCTAATGCAATAACCCTATTCTGTTCTAATGCTTTCTTTTCTTCTGCAGATAACTCTTTTGCATTAGCACCAGAACTAAACACAATCCATGCATAATCACAGAATTTAGCACCTTGACCTTCTAAGAAACTAAATACAGATGATTTTACATTGTTATGTGTAGAATGGAATATTGTATCAGGTACAACCCTATCACGACTCATATTTCTAATAAAAGCTTCTTCCCTATTAGCTACTACCCATACTAAAGAAACCTTATACCCAATAGTTTTACACATCTTAGCGATATTTGTAATCTTAGATTCTTCATCACCAGTAATATCAAAAATGATATTAGGTAATTTATCTGACATTACTGATTTAAAGAAAGTCTCTTCCCTCTTATCTTTAAGTTTTAAATCTTTTACTTTTTGATGTAATAAAGATACGTCTTCAGGGTTTTTAAAGTTATAATCACCATTACGCTCATCGTCAAAGACACCATTCTTAGCACCTTTAACATACAACCGTTTCAATTCATCAACATCAAAAGACTTGCCTTGTAACATAATTACATTTTTTAAAGCAAAAGATTTTCCTGAGCCTGCTCCACCAGCCATAATAACAGCATGACCAAAGTTAGGATTCACTTTACCATCAAATGTAACTACTTTAGCTTCATTAATTGTATCATTATTTAATTGACTCCGTAAAGATTCTACGATTAAATCACTACTATATTTCATAATTAAAAACTAACCTCAATTTACATTAAATCTACCACCACGAATCTTATCGCTCTTCTTTGTATTCTTATCTTTCTTAGGTACTTTGTAATCTTCTATGATATCATAATTATCAATATATTTTTTGCCATCTACAGAACCAAATGTCGTAGACATATTATCCTCAGCCTCAGTATACCCTACATTATTACTCTCTGTATTAGCAAAATTAATACTATCTGCAGAACCTTCCGTATCATCATTATCAACTATTTGATTAACATAAGAATCGTGTTCATATGTCCTAAAGTCAGAGGACTTTTCATAATCAGAACTATATCCATCTTCTAACTGTTTAGTCATATAATCTGTATGCCTAGGTCTAACCTCACTACGTTTTAAGAAATGCTCACCATTCAATTCAATCATAGTGAAATCATTCATACGCTCTGGTGCTAACTTACATACCCAATATACACCATACACACTATCCATCTTCTTATCAGTAACCCTAAAATCTGCAGTATTAATGCCACCAAAGTAATACAACCTAATAATAGAATTTTCTTTAACGTCTAATAGTTCTTTAGTCATCCAATCTTTATACATTGGTAAATAGACTAATTCAGGACGTTCATCATCCTCAGTATACCACCCAAGATTTTTTAATACCTTAACTTTAGGAGCATCATCAAAAATAACAGGCAAGCGTATTGCATCGTCCCACATGAGATTTAAGTCTTGATTGAAATCTTGCTTTTCATACTTACAATTATAAAAATCTACTGTAATACCAGTGTGCAACGCAGATTCCCAAAACATTCTCCTCTGTAATTCTATATCTTCATTGACAATAACAGGATTATTTACACTATGCTGTCTCTCTAACTGATATCGCCAATCTTTACCATATTCGTCAGCCATATATCTATTACCTAGACGATACTAACATAAATTCCCTAACAGTACTGAAACCTTTAGCATTCCCTGTGCTTTTAGCAAGTTTAGTATCTAAATCTTTGTTTTTTAATACTTCATCAAATAATGTAATAATAACTTTCTCAGCTACAGATTTGAAATCAGTTGAAACAAATTGTAAATCTTTGACTGCAGTTATGTCACATTTAACTTTAAAAGGTTTAAATGTATTTAACGTAGTTACAGGTGCATCTAATTCTTGTACTATAATCTGTTTAGCAACAATAGTTGTCGTACCATTCATTTTATCTTCTGAGGTAAACGTACCATCACACCTTACAATAAGATTAAGCCTAGCATCTAAATCATGATTTTCAACATAATACTCTACATCTAATGTATATGTACCATCTTTAATCTTATGAACTCTAAAACCTGTCTCTACATTATAGAATTTACCCCCTAAAACCCTTTTCAAAGGAGTAAATGTTTTACTATTACCAATCTTACGTAAATCACCCATGACTGTCTCATTAACAACATTCTTTACACCCTCTAAAATAGAGTCGTATTTTGTTTTCTTAGTCAAAATTACCATTTATGCCACCATATACCATGAATATAATATCTATTAAATCTTCTTCTATATATAATGCATTATGATATAAGAAAAAGAGATACTATATTAAGTATCTCTTTAGTCTGTATTACATATTGTCAAGATATAAGTTATACACACCTAACCACAAATCAGAATCAGACTGAAAACCATACACTTCTTTAACAATAACATTATTATGTTTAAGAAGAACCTTTAAATCACTCGGAGTATCATTTTGTAAACTATTTACAGTAACACCATTTTGAATATAGCTATCTATTAACTTAGAAATCTTCGTGAAACTATCCCTAAGTAACTCTTTACTATCTTCATCTAGCTTAGGAATATAAAAACAACTATGAAAATCTTTGTTGTAATTAATATTCCCAAATGAAGTACTACAGAACTTCCTCATAAAAGTTATATACACGTCTGACAATAAAATTGCAAGGTATGCATAATCACAATCTAATATGAAACTCATATGACTACCTAAAAATTCTGAATCTCCCTCATACAATCTAAAAGATAAAAAAGAATCATTATCACATATAAACCTAGGTATACAGAAACAAGACTCTTTAAAACTCCTAGCCTTATAAATAGTGCTACGCCCACTATCCATATACTCTTTAACAATCTTATATATACTAACTATATGTGAAACAGAATCTACAGTATTAGTCACTAAGAAACTATTAATATCAAACACGTAATAATCACTACATTTAGAGCATATAAAGTCTTGTCGAATTGCTAGTATGAAATACTTTTCTAACCATGAATTATCTGCTAAAATGACATCTCGCTCTTCACTAGAAAACACATGAGTTGTATCATATACATCCGAACTACCTAAGATACTAACAGGATTTAAACTAATATCACACTTTGGTCTTACTAATAAATCTCTATCTGTATCTAATCCATAAATATTTAAGCTATTATAGACATGAGTTTTACCATACCTATCAATGTAATATTTAGGTCTATCACTCTTTTTAGAAGAGAACCCTAATACACAACAATAAGTCTCCAATGACTTAAATTCAAATGTGTCGTACATAAAATCATAATGGATATGACATCTAGATTTTATATAATTAAAAGTATTATATAAAATAGTACCATGAACTACACAGTCGCTAGACAAAATAGATGCCATAATATCGCTATTTTGAATAAACTCAGCTGATTTTATATACCAAAAGCAACAAAGGTCTAACCCATCTCTACCTTCAAAATTATAGAAATTATCTTCTATCGTTCGCTTTAACGCTTTCTTCATATTAGAAGAGCCTAAGAAAGGTGGATTAGCTACAATATAAGATAACTTGTCCTTAGGTACAATGTTACCCCAATCTACCTTTAATGAATCAGCACATGTAATTGTATCACATGAAACTAATTCACCACTAAATCTATAATATTCTAAAGAAAGAGATAAACTTGCTATATAAGCTGACCTACTATCTAACTCTATCCCATAGAAATTGTTAGGTTTAATATATTCAGAATAATTTCCCTCTTGTTGAATACTTAACAATAAATGATATATGTATACTAAGATATTACCACAACCACATGCAGGGTCGAAGAAAACTAAATCTCTTATATCACTATATACATTAGCATCTGAATCTCTAACTCTATCCAACAAATCATTATAAAATAAATAATCTATGATTCTATGTATATCTTCTTTTTGTGTATAATGAACCCCATTACTATGTCTATGACTAGCATCCAATAAAGATTGATATACATTCCCTATAAGTAAACAATCATACTCTAAAGAGATAGTATCCAAGTAAGACACTATCTCTTTGATATTTAATGTAGTATTAATGTTACTATAATCTTTATCACTAAAATAATGATATAAAATTTCAGCAACACTAACCTCATTCCCCTTAATTTTGTATTTAGAAGATAACCACTTTACAAGATTTAAAACTGTATTCATTATTGACCTTTACCAAAATAAAATTCTTTCCCTAAATCTATCATATCACGCTTAGGAAATTTCCCTACAACTCTATATAATGTAGTACCATCCTCATCCGAGAAAAACTTACCAAATTCAAGGTAATTCACATCTGTATTTACTTTATCAGTAATATACTCTCTCTCTTCAATAGGACATACTAAATCTATACATACATCCTTGAAAAATTCTGCAAAACTATCATGAGATAGAAATCCTACAGAAATACCATTTTGATAAATGCCATATACCATATTAATTGCATCCATATTTAGCACCTTCCCACTTAGTATACCCACTGGCTTTCATATAAGCCATTATCACGATTGTAATGCTTTAACACTACATCTTTATAGCCTAATTTTTTAGCTATATTTAATACAGCTACAGTAGCTACCGTTAAGCCTGTCACATACAACATGAGAGTATCAGATGTTTTAACAATGCGACTAAAAGCCACCATTTCTAATCTACTAAAATTAAACATGTCTTCAATTTCATCAAATACATACTCACTAACAGGCATAGCATGTCTTCCCTTAACCAACCCATAGACATCTGCATCAAACTTTACAGGTTCGCAATCCCAATACCCATCATCATGGATATTAACAAAGTCTTCAACTTCTGCCATATTTAAAGCTACAAAATTATGATAGTTATATATGCTCTTTTTCATTTTTATATCTCCTTATATTATAACACATTATTTTAAATCTACTAAATAGTGTTGAATCCCATCGCCATCCATAGCATGAATAGAATCCTTATGCACTAACTTCCATCTGAAAGTTTTGTACTTAGTAGATTCAATGTAATCTAATAACTTACAAACTTCATCTTCTGTGTAGTTGCCTTTAGTAACTAACTCATTCAATGAAATTTCATATTTGGAACTATCTTCACCACTAATGGCATAAATTTTGAAATTCTTCATTTTGTTTCTCCTTTTAAATTTATCACCCTTATCACCCTTATCACACTTATAGTATACCATATCTTTATTAAGTTGTAAAGTTTTGTTAAGTTATTTTTTTTTCAAAAAATAAGAGGTATGATGTCAACGCACCATACCTCTAAAAGTCATCTAAAGTACTTATTACTCTTATTTAGTTGTATAACAATATTAATATGTTAAATCCATGTAACGTCTTCCATGCTGAATAGCATCATCATAACTATTCATTACGATATCAACATGGTCGTAGTCACCATCACCAATTCTATCACCAACGATGTATGGAACACCATCTAACCACACTTGTGTGCCTAATGGTAGAAAATCGAGAGCAACATAACCCTCTTGAATCCATAACCCATTCGCCATCTGACATCCTCTCACCACTTAAAGTGACGAAGTTCCTACCCAATAATTGCATATAACAAGTACAAACTCATTACATGTCTTACACTATGACAGTAGGCTATCCCCATGTGTCCTATGGTTCTTATATATTGAAATTATACTAACTTTAAAATTCGTAACCCTTCATTTAAAATATTAGTCGATGCATTGATATCCCTATCATGACAGGTATTGCATTTTGAACAAGTCCATTCACGAATATTGAGATTCTTAACATTAGAATTCTTATGCCCACAATTAGAACATATCTGTGACGATGCAAAATATGTACCAATCTGTACAAATTTCTTACCATACCATAAACACTTATACTCTAACTGTCTACAAAACTCATACCAACTAACATCACTAATTGATTTAGCTAACTTATGATTCTTTATCATATTCTTAACTCGTAAAGTTTCTGCACAAATAATATCATAATTCTTGACTAAAAATAACGATATTTTATGAAAATAATCTTTTCTACAATTAACAATATACTCATGAAATCTAGCTAACTTCAATTTAGCTTTCATGTAGTTTTTAGAACCATAAATCTTACGACTTAAAGATTTTTGTAACATCCTAAGTCGCTTTTCATTGTTAACTAAAAATTTAGGATTTTCAAATTTAGTCCCATCATTCAAGATACAGAAATCTTTTA